TATCAGTTTTATTTTCGCAACAAATTTCATCTTCAGATATGCATTGCTGTTCACAACAAACCTCATTATCATCGCAAGCGGGATCACAATCTTCATTAACTTTATATGTTAGTTTGAATTCTTTATTAAATACTTTTACTGTACTAGTCTTTTCAATTTTTTCAGCTTGAGAAAGAACATTTTTCTTGGTTTTACTATATGATGTTACTTTTCTAGTTTTTATTTCGTAAGATGAGCTTACTGTTCCTATAGATGACGTGGCCAGGTCTTTACATCCTTGATCCTCTATTACTCCTTGTGTATCTCCCGATGCCTCATTTTTTACGCACTTATAAGTTGTAGCTCTATGTTTTGGTTTAAATCTTTTGTCAAGCGAATCACAGGCATTATATCCTTCACAACTTGTATCAGGACAGCATTCTTCTGGACCACATGCAACACCAACAGACGTATTCGGAATAAAGCAATAATTTGTATCTTTACAGTATGTAGACCAGCCAATACCACAATACTTAGAAGAATACCCTATTGATATACTGTCAGAATTATTACAATTTCCATTACATAGATAATATATTGTTTGACTTGCTGCTATGGTATCAATAGCATTATAAAAAGTCGCACTGCACGCACAGCTACAAGCAACTGCTTGCAAGTAACACTCTATTGATCCTCCGCATTCTTGAGATTGTTCATTGCATTTAGCTATACAATCATAAAATGTCTTTTGGACTTTTTCATATTCACAACAAATCCTATAACCCTCTTTCTGGGCAGCAAAATTTAATTCATTTTGTTCTTTGCCTATTCCATTAGCATTAATAGATATTACTTGATTATAAGATGTTTGACTAACAAATTCTTTGCCATCAGGACAGGAATTGTTATACTGGTCCAAACTTTCTTTTGATGGGCCAACTATCTCGCCAAAACATGATGGAGCAACTATACCTTTGTTGGTTTTTTCTTCTGTCTCGCAAACATTTGGAACCCAAGAATAATCTGTATAATCAATATCTTGTCCTTTTAATTGTAACGTTTTGTATTCATATTCACACAATTCTTGTCCGGGATTTCCTGTTAATGTTGACCCTGGCGGACAATAACAGTCTCTTGGTAAAGGATCACTATAGCTAATAGACACAGAACAATCAACGTCTCCACACTGTCTACATGCTAGATAATAGTCTTCTGGTAATGTTAATTCTTCACACTTAACTAATGAATAGTTTGGATTTATGCTTTTTAAATATTCTGTTGCATCTTCACATGACCATTCGTCGCACACTAATTCTGAAGGTTGACAGTCAGATGAACACTCATCATCGATACCGTTTGGTGCGCATTTAAATGTGCCATCACATATCGTTTTATAAACAATCATAGATGACTCAAACTTTGGATCTATTACGATACTATCAAAACAAGAACTTTCTAATACTAATCCTGAAGCATTATTGACTAAAGAAAATTCACAAGACATAGTGTCGATTGATAAATCAAATAATTTTCCAGCTCCTACGCACTCTTTGCTCTTGATATTAAATTCATGAGTTATAATATATTTTGATGTAGAACTTGGATCATACTCATCAAATGGTAAAGAAATAATATTTTCATGAGGCACATTTTCTCTATATCTAATTTCATTTTCTATAATAATAGAACTTGGAGCAATATTTACTACTCCTTTATTATTTTTTAATATAGATATATCTAATAATGAACCATTAATAAATTCTGATCCAATAGACTTATCATTTTCAATGATAGTCTGACAGTCTTTTTCAGATTCTGAGCAGCTGTAATTGTATAAAAATGTGGAGCCTACGTTTGAAAAACTTAATTCTGAACATGGGATATCTATAATTCCACTCTGAGGGAAAAATGTTAATTCTATTTCTTTAACATTATCTAATGGTGGAGCTAAATAATCTTTAACTTTTAATAAATAATATTCTAAAGTTTTTACTTCTATAACTCCACTAACAGATCCTGTTGGACAAATATCTTTGCATGATATGTCATACTTAACATCTTTTTCCCAGAAATCTTTACAATCGTCTTTGTCTTCTTGTTCTGCTTCCAAACAACTTTCTCTTTCTGATAGACAAGCATCGCGATCCTTATAGCACTGATCAATATCTTCCTGATCAGTATATTCCTCACAATCTTTAGAATTACAATCTTCTTCGGTTTTGCAGCAATGGTTTATTGTGTCGCAATGAGCTGGAAACTTTACTTCTGAAATTTCTACCAAATTTTGATCTGATCCGATAAGACCCAAAGCATCGTAAATATCTGATTTTTGTATCTCATAAATTGTGTCGCAAATATTTTCTGGATATTTTTCAGAGCAAGCGGAGGCATCGTCTTTGCACTCATACTCTAATTTTTTCAATATTTTATATGTTACATTTTGATTTAATAATATTCCTTTTTCTGTTAATAAACTCCAGTTGCCCGGGGGTGGTAAATCAAGCCAATATAGATCATCATTATAAGGTACCTCTATTTTATTTAGTAAATAGTCTTGTGATTTTGGTTGGAAAAAATCTTCAAAATAAATTATACCACTATTACTAATAATTGGTTTTTGTGTATCGTCATCTTCAAAAATATGCAAATCTAAAAATGGATTAAAATCTTTATTTAAAGATCTAATATAATTTTTATTATTTTTTAAGATATCTGCACTATTATTAATAGCATTGCTAGACATTTGTCCTAATAATGATGGATTTGGTTCGTGTTGGTAATAAGATATTCTGGATTCCTTAAAAATTTCTAAACTTGTTAAATTTACTTCGACTTTATATGTTTCTATTAATAAAGCCTGAACAGATGTTTGTTTGGAACAAAATCTAGAATTTTTTTCTATTATTAATTGTCCATATATTGGTAAAACATCATTCTTTTCAAACTCGATAACTATTTCATCATCTTCGTTTACATCTTCTACTTTACCCCTAAATATCTCTGTGTCTTTATATTTGAAAATTAAAAATCCTTCATTATTTTTTTTACTATTTAATTTAACAGTAATTTTAAGAGGTCCTGTAAACGATCCCAAATAAATATATTCATTAATATCATTTATAGTTCCTTTAGAAATAATTCTATCGCCATCCAAATATGTTTCATCCTGGATCTCAAGATCGCCAGAGCAATTTAATATTTGATATCTTCTATCTCCATCATCACTAAAAGAATTAAATATTCTTGATAATGGAAAAAAATTTGTTTGAGTATTTTTGTTATAATTATTTACAAAACTGATTGGACAGCCCCAACTATAAGATGTATTCTTTGTTATCCCATTTCTGATAATAGAATTATTGTACCATTGATTATCAAGTGTTTCTCCATACCATTCTTGATTTAACAACTTATCGTATCTATATAAGTTAATATTTTTGTATTTTGCTGCCATACGTTCAGCATAACCATATGACATATTTCCCCATTTTCCAATTGTTAATCTATCATCATAAGTTTTATTTGGTCTATAGATCACAACAGATTGATTAAATTGTCCATCTTTTTTAGTTTTATTGATATATCCAGATAAAAATAAATTATCGTCTGGAGATTTATTAATTTGTATTTTATTAGATCCAGACACATCGATAACTTCAACTTGAAGACTTTTAGTAATATCTTTAGCCGAGATGATAGTTATTGGTTCCTGTCTAATAGATATATCATCAAAATAATTAAGTATTCTCTCATCATTACTGTCGCTGTGAATCGTAAGAATATTAGATCCAGGCGATCTAACGAATGTAAAATCATTATAGGCATAACCATATGTATAATCTATATTAATATATTCAAAAGGAATATTGTCTAAAATCATAGACTCAATATTATTATATCTAATATTTTTAAATTTATTTGTAACAAAATATGAAGAAGCTTGTGTTTTTACTCCTATAAAATTAGAATTTAATATTTTATCTTGTTTAGGTATTGGTAGTCCACTAAGGCTATATATAAAATTATACCCTGGCAGATATTCTTCATTATACATCGCATATGAATTGTAAAAATAATTTATATCATAATTTATATTTTGAAATGAAATATTTAAATTATATCCAGAATTAGTTCCATAATTATCTCCAGCTTCAACAGTGAATGTTCTCTTTTTGGATATAAACTCATAGTATACCGAATGACCAGGAGTACAATCACCTATTTGAGATTCAACTCTGAGTCCATCAATTAATAGCTCATCGTCAATTCCTCCGGTGATGATCACCTTGGTTGGAAGTTTTACTTTTGATGGAATATTTACAATTTTTCTGCCATATGATGATGACCTACATCCTTTGTTTGGAATTCCAAGAATAGTAAATGAAATATTGATACTATCAGTTTGATTGTCATTTGTTGTAGAGAATATGCCTTTATGATCTGGAATGATTGGAGTTTTATTCCAATATTTTTGATCATATTTCCATCCAAAATTTGGATGAAAAAATCCTTTTTTACCAGTGACATTGAGACCACCAAAGGATAGCGCTTGATTAGTATAATTTGTTTGAATGCCAGATAAGCTTATGGCCCATTGAGTATCTGGATTAGATTCTGGGATATCTACCTCTACATATACAAGAGATGGATATTGCGTAGTTTTTGTTAGACACAAAGTTCCTGCTGTATTTGTGAAATATGGATCTTCATTTTCTTTGGTTTCTTCATCCCATTTTAATATAAAATGACCGCTTGGAGACTGATATGTTAATATTAATTCACCAGGGTAATCTATATTAAAACTGACAGTCTTTTTACCACATCCATCGATAGTATATGAGCAATTTTCTTCTTTTGGAAATATAGGATCGTGACCTTTGTATAAAGGAGTGCCTGGATCCGGATGATATGGCAACATAAGGCCATATTCATTAACTTCATTTTGAGTCAATCCTGCATAATATTTTCCAGAAGGAAGATAATACATTGATGTTGATGGTACAAATAAAAGATCTTTTTCATTTGATAATTCTTGTTTTCCACTAGCCTCTGGATGTAGGTCCATCAAAGAAAAACAATTACAGGTTTCATTATTTTTAACAAATGGTTCGCATACTGGTTTTGAATCCGATCTTAAATATTCAATATTAATACCACTAATAAATTTAAATTGAGAGTTATTGTGTGTTTTTACATTAATGAATATATTACTTGGTGTTCCGTCCAAACCGGATGGATAAGAATCCTTTTGCAGAAAATAGGGGCCGTCGAATGTTGTTGAATTAATCGAGCTAACACAAGAAATATCTCTGGTTAAAGATGTGCTAAAATCAACTCCTCCAAGACCATGTAGTTTTACATTACTTATATCTGGATTAAAAATTCCACTTTCTTTTTCTGATAGGTGGTATCCTATTGTTCTATCTCCAAATTTAACATAATTAATGTTATATTTTTTTTCTGTTGATTCAGAATCTGGGTCTTCTGGATCTTCTGGAGGTATTGTTACTGTAAATATTTCTTCTGATTGGTATGCTTTTAATTTAATTTCATTATTTAAGTAATAAGAAATATCATATGCACAAGGTTTTTCTTTATCGGATAGGTATAATTCTGTATTAAGATCTATACTAATATTAGGTCCTGTTGAAGATAAAAAGTTCGATTTTAAAGTGGCTTCGGAAGATTCAGGAACTATTAAAGAAATGCCATATTTAGTACTTAGTTTTTGTAATAAATCTATTTTTGTAACAATATAATTATTTTGTCCAATATCAGAATATCTTTTGTTTGACATTCCTGACAATTGTGGATATAATAGTCCAAGACTGGTTCTTTCATAACCTATACCATTATCAGGACCAGATAATATTTCTGTTATTCTATCTATTTGAGGACCAGTTGCCAGAATAGCAGCATTATATTTTGCTGTATTAGCATTAAAACCAGCTGAAATAAATGATGAATTTATTTGATTTAATGTTCCACTTAAATTTGGAGTGACAACAGGCTTGCCATTTATTAAGGCCATGTCTCCATCAGAAATATATAAATCTATACCAGGAAATAATCTAAGATCTTTATTTATTAATCTCCCCATATCATAATATCTATACCAAAATAATACTCCACTACTATATGTTTTGCATGTGTATCCATATTTTGAAAAATCAATTATCCAATCTAATTGAAGTTCTAAATTTCCTGTTATTGTCCAATTTTTTAATTTTGGATTATTTATATTAACTAATTGTCTAATACCTAGTCCTTCTGGCGTTTCTGAATCACATTCCTCATCTTCTTCTGTATTAATTTTAATCCATTTTTTATCATCTGTTATTGGAGATTTGTCAAAAAATACTGGCTGCCAAATACCGCTATATTTAGGATTAAATGCAGGAATCAAACTTTTTAAATCATATTTTAGTTCTGTTTCTTTATCAAAAACATTAACCAATTCATTAATAAAAGTTGTATTTTTAACTATACAATCGCACGACATTTTATCCTCCACAAGTATTGCTACTTGTTAAAATCCATTCATTTTTTATAAACGTAAATATTCCTGCTTGATTACTTTGACTGATATCAAAGTTAAGATAGTTATTAAATTCTACCGTAATTTGTTCCGGAGTTTCTGGTTCTCCAGTAATAGGATCAAATCCTTTGGCATAAGCATTCAAAATCTTAGCGGTTCCATTACTACTTATGGTGCCCATCGCTACTATATTTTGTTTTGATATTGGCTCATAAAATCCAGAAGCCTCATCATAATAGCATGTTATTTTTGCTCCTCTTGGAGCCCCATAGCTCTCTGTAGAATCTCTTACAAATATCATGCGTCTTAAATTATTTGGTAATGGCGAGGTTTTATCCATAGAATTAAAAAATGCTCTAGCAGGAAATGGCGGTACCAAATCATCTTCTAATTGAACATCTACTAATTTGTATGGTTGGGCTGCTGTCCAAACTTTTCTATTTTCATCCCATCTTAAGTCTACTGGACCAACAGGCCAGCTATCTGGTCTTAATCCCCAGCCTTTATAAAATTCACTTTCTTTAATTGGATCAGTCCATTCTTCTTTATCATTATCCCATGTTTGATTTTTACCTAATATCGTTCCTGCATAATCTTGAAAACCACCTGTCTGATCTTTTTTGTCTCTTATGCGTTTTGGGTATCCTCCAGCATTTAATTCTTTTGGTTCCCCAGAAGCATTTGGCACTGGCATTCCATCAACATCATATCCCCAACCAGCCATAACAAGAGGGCCCCTTAAGGCTAAGAATCTATGATTATTTTGAAAATATTCATAAGATTTTCCTCCAACTTGTACTGAATTTGCACTTTTAGCTACTCTACCGTCAGCCATATCAAAAGCCACAGAATTCCAATCTCCATCAGAAACCATTCTATTTTGATCAAAATATTCTAATCCTGTTAGTTCTCCAGTAAGAGGATCTACCATTGGTTGTTGATCAATATTCAAGTTAGAATTTATAGATAGAGATCCTACAGGAGGAACAACACTTCTTCCGACTATGTCTATGTGATGAGAGGTATAATCATTAGACTGAGCAAATTTATTTCTAAGTTCGCCAACGGGCATTATAATTGGATTTAAATTTACATAATCAATTTTTTTTGACATTACCGTCGATTGTAATAGTTTTTCTAAAGCTTGTGGATCCTTAATTATATCTTCATCTGCTTGGTTTGATAATATATATGGAGGTAATCTTCCGTTTGATGTTGAAGAATTTGGTTCTTGTCCAGCAGAGACATTTGAGCAATAATCGCAATAGAAAGTTTTATCTTCCCATATATAAGTTTTTGTTCCTCTGCATATTGGACATCCTGAAATTTTACCATCAGATGTGGTCAAATATGGCTTATATGGAGTAGTAGAAGATAGCATCGTTGGATAAAAAGAAACTGGGTGTAATAATCCATCCATACTCATAAAAGACTTGGTACTATATAGTTGTTCAAATTCTTGAACTACTTCTCTTCTTTCCTGTATATTAACAGTGGTCATCTGTTTTATAGAATTGCCAGACCATTGATTTGTTGTTTTTAATGGATTTGGAAAAAATCCCATAAGATTAGCTGGCTCGGCCTTTCTACTCCAGAAAGGAGCAGAATATCCAACCAAAACATCAACAGGACTATATGATCTTAAGATAGAATCAGCACCAAAACTTGGAGAGCTATTAACAGTTGGCGAGGTGGCGATTGTTCTTAGTATCTCAGAAACTGCATTAAATTCTTTTCTAAACTCCCTAGACATTTTTTGTGTAGCCTGAGCAGCCTGTTTGATTCTGTCAGAATTTTCTTTATTGAACAATGTGAATTTTTTTGTGAATGTTCTGAATGTGTAGGTTGTGGAAGGTCCGCTTTCGCTAATTTGGCACTGTATATTGCTGACTGTTGGTCCTCTAAACAAATTTCCAGCAGTTTTTAATTCATTGCCCAAATTAATAAATGGGACTCCATGAATAGTTAAAGATCCGGACTCTAATTTTTGTAAATAATCATTATCCTGTCCAACTTTTAATAAAGCCACCTCGTCTAATATTCTCATTCCGCCATAATTCCATGGAACAAAATCAGATTCAATTTCTACTTTTGCTCCACCTATTAAATTTTCTATTTTTTTAATTTGAAGAGTTCCAGCATCACTTGGAAAGATAACATCTTTCAATAAATCTGGAGCAGATACCCAAGGTCCGTAAACGGAGGTATTGTCCACAATTGGTACGCCAGCGAAAAACGGCATCGCTGCTTTTGGATGTATAGATAAGTTATTAAATTGTTTATTTGCTTTATTTTGACTAGCAGCATTTTTTGCAGTTACTGAGGTTTCTAGTGGCGTTGGTTTAATAAATAAAGAATTTCCCAAGGCTCGTATTGCTGTTACTAATGACGCTCCAGTATAATCGGAAATAAAATACTCAGCCACAGCATTTGTTACAGATAAGGTGTCGGGTGTTAGGGCATTGAGGAACACAGGATTATTTAACGACATTATAATTTTAGTATAAATATTTCCATCTGCCCCAATATATTTTGCAAATTCTTTTTCTACTTTAGCTTTTACATAAATTTTAGATATATTTTCGTCTAGAATTTTTGTTCCATAAGGATCAAAAGAAGGATTATTTGAACCAAGAGGGTGAGGAACAACAACCGCTCCAGAGTCTTTAAGAGATAGTGCTGGCTCCCACATCTGCTCGGTTCCACTGTAAGTTAATCCGTATGCTCTTGCCATATCCCATTTCCATAAATTAATAGCCTGAGCATTTGCACTTAAACTATATGTAAAAGCATACAATTTACCAGCTAGTTCTCTTCCATAATTATATTGTGTGGTATTATTAAATCCTAATATTGGTTCTATTGATCCATCATCTTTGGTCAACGGATCCAGAATAGCATTTCCAACCATCAAACAATCATCTATATAATTTCCTGGCTCTTCCCATGCAAAATCTGTTGGTTCAAATGAATAATATGTTTTTTTTGAACCAGACAATAGATATATTGGCTTGTTATTAGAATCTACCCCTATCGGTATTTGTAGATTATTTCCTTGTGTATCTTTAAAATATTGTACATCCGTCCAAACTTGTGGCGACGGAACATTTATCATATATTGTTTACCATAATAAGTATCACCAATATTTTTAAAAAAACCATGTAATTTTACAAGGATATCATATAGTCTTGGATCGGTAGCAACAGATGATTGAGCAGCCAATGCTACGCTAGCATTTCCATCTTTACCTGATACCCCGGTTGTTGCCGCGACATTAAAGTCTCTTGTTAATCCGCTAACCAGACCCTTTAAAAAAGGAGAAGAAAAACTATCATAAGAAGCTGCTCCAGCAGCAACCTTTACTGGCATGATTATTGGACCAAGAACATGTTTCCATATATCTACAGGAAAATTTGGTTTTTCCACAGAATTAAAACAATTAAGAACAACTCCATCCTCAAGCATACCGGTCAAAAAAGCAACATAAGCATCATAACCACTCATCGCTGCTCTAATCTCTGTTTCACTTATTCTAACTCTAAAATTTGCTTGGGAGTAATTTACTCCTATTGCCGCACCTATTTCTGCCAATGTAAATCCAACTAAAAATCCTACTCCTCCGCCATTTCCGTCTGCGCTAATAGAAGAAGCGGATATATCATTTATCATATTATTGTAGTGCTGAAAGACTGGCCTTACATATCCTGTTAATTCGTCGTTGCCGAAGTAGGGACATATTGCATCATAAATATAAGAATCATATACCCATCCACCTTTTTTAGATTGTCTTTTTGTTGGATCTAATTCGTTTTTAACGAAACTTATTTCTGGTAAATAGTTTCCTTTATTCTGAACATATCCTCCTAGTAAACTTTTTTTCTCTTTAAATGCTGCAGAATAGAGTTCTACTCTGCCGAATGGTAATGCTGGAGTTTTATCCTGTGATCTATAAAGATCTGGATTTCTTATATTAACAGGGTCAAATAGTCTATATCTTTGTTGACTCTCAGATCCTGCTAAAGCATTGAAATGATCTATCTTTACAAATTTGTTCACATAAGCACTATATCTCAAAGTACTTTGCTTTAAAGCATATTTTAAGTTTGACACCTGGTAAAGTCTTTGCTGTTTTCCTCCAACAACCATGGTTCTAATTGGATCGTTATTATTTAATTCTTCTCCTTTGGAGTAGGAGGTAACAGATACTCCTTTAGATACTATATCATCAATAAATTCTTGAACTATACCATCTGGACTATTTATGAGTTTACTAATACTATTAATTTTAATAACTGGAAAAGTTCCCTCTTCTGTTATATCTAATTCCATTGAAATGAATATATTTTGTCCAGTATTTTCAGCAACGGTTGTGAAAAATTGAAGCAAATCCATCTTTTGGTCGGATATACGATAATATGATGGAATAATTCCATTATTTAATATATCATTAAAATTAATAGAATATGGCATCACATATAAATCTAAATTTTGATCAGTATATTTGGTATAAAAACTAGGCTTTAGCAAACCAAAAGAATATGGTTTTTGCTCTAAGTCATTCAATGATACAAATACATCATTTAATGATGATTTAAATTTTGGAGCTTTCCCAACAATTCTTCCATATGGTGAGTATCTGAGAATTTTTTGTTTATTAGATGTAACTGGCTTAGTACTATTTAGTAGATCATAAATTCCTTGCATAATATATAAAGCTGATATTCCTTGATCATTTCTTTCAGAGCGACCATACCTATAAGCCGGTGTTGCAGAGGTGATTGCTGCAGAATCTTCGAGATATCCAAATACATTTATTAGGTTTGGAATATTTTGTTCAGATATGGCTCCGGTGTAGGTTCCGGCATTTGTTTTTGGAAAGCCAAATTTTGTAAATTGAGAACCATCAGATCCATTGGTTTTAGAAAAAATAGCTCCATTATAATCTGACAAAATCATTTGAGTTTGAGTTAATAAAAATGATGGAGATTCTATATCTATGGAATAAGTTATTGTGCCACTTGATCCTCCTTGTCGTTGCCATCCTTTAACAATGCCATAAAACTCAAAATCATCATATTTAAAATATACTGCGCAACCAACAATATCCACACTCTTTGCAACATCTACATTTCCATATGCATCAAATATTTCTCCATAAAATCCTGGATCAGAACCAGTCCAATAGTATGATGCTAAATATCCACTTTTTTTAGTTGTATCATAGTAGGGTTTATAATAAACTTTTGCTGGAATAAGAGAGTTACCGTTTTCATCTTTTTGAAATGTATTATTTAATCTATTGACAGTATAGCTATTTGCTTCTGGCATTACTAATACAATATTTCCATTTAGATCTTTTTGAACAGGGTAGTCGCATTTGTCAACACTAATTTCAACAGTTAATTTACTCGCTTCTGATCCCCATGCTAAAGACGCATTGAATGCTTTTACGCTACCTCCTAAAAATAGTGTTTGACTATACACTTTAGTACAACAAATATTATATGTTTTTGTATCTCCTCCTTGTTTTCCTGGTATATTTAAAATTGTCGAACAAACCATTTGTTTTATCCTATTAATTTATGAATTATGAGCAGAATCCGGAGGTATAAACCCATGTTATATCCCAACTAAATCTCCCTTCAAACGGTGTCCAGGTTTGAGAATCACTAGTTTTAAATACTATTCCAACATCTGCTAATGAATAAGAAGAGGTTGGAACTAGTGACGCAAAAGTTGCCGCTCCAATTGGCTTAAAGGCATCCATTAATTCTTTCATTTGTTTATATTCTGCCCTATCTCTATAGATTACACATTCTGGAGATTGTGGATGACTAGACTTAAATCCTGTTGGTACTGGGAACAAAACTTCAAGATTCACTCTTCTTTCGGATTTTGAATTACCCACTTTTTCTAAAATTGGACCCAATGGCCTACCAAGAACGAATGTTTCTGCAACAACATCTGATTGCCTATTGTCCGTTATATTTAATGTTGACGACAATACGCCAGATAACCATGACCCCGGCTTATTATTATAAGACACATTATAACTTATGGAACCAGCAATAGGATTTAAAGTTTCAGTATAAGTTAATGGCGTAATATTTAATGGAACTATATTTTTAGCACCAATCCATCTAACAGGCAATGTTCTTCCTTGTGGAGCATTTGGACTAGGCACAGAAGATAAAGCGGCTGATGCCCTTTCATATAAATATGGTTTGACTCCAGACATATAGCCATTAATAGCATTAATAAATTTATTGTTTGTTTTAGTTTGATCTTTAAACGATGGTAAAAATTCATCTGAAATATACCCTGTCATTAAAGAACTAGGAAAAATTACATAACCATTTGGAGCTTCTTCTAATCCTTTTATTGTTCCATTAATAGCAACTGTTTTTAAGAACTTATCGTCTGTAGAAATTTCCCATGTAAAATCTTCAGTATATTTAACTCCGGTTCCAAGAGCAAGCCAAGTATCTGTAATACCATACGATCCAGCAGAAACATTTGATTCTACTGTCCTCATATGATTATATAATCTTAAACCATTCTCAGTTGTTCCATAAGGCTTATTATATATCTGAATTCCTGTTGGCGGAGTACTTGACACAAATGGACCATATGCCACATCTGCTCTCTCTTTAACCCATTTAGCAGCCTCATGATATGCTTTACTATTTAACCCTGGATTATTTGGATTATTTGGATTTGATCTGTCAATTGCTTTGCCAACAGCACTAAGTCTGTGTGTAATTCTATACTGTAAAAAGTTACGCATTGGAATATCTACAATTTTTGTTTCTAAATCTGTTTGACTAGGAGCTTTTGAAACATCTATAGTACTAGAAGATTTATATTCATACAATGTTGTTTTTGGAGTATAATCAAAATAATAAACCTCTTCCAAAGGCTCTATTGTCCAACTATCATCATATGATTCTATAACACTGTTTCCTGTCGCGTATATACTTTCTAAACTAATAGAATACGGAAGAGTCACAACCCAATTGTTTTCACTTCTTGCTGCATTGCTAGAAACAAAGTATGTTCCAGAGTAGCTGCTTAATTGAAATCCATCACAAATTATTTCAAAAGTTTTATTTTGTTTTGCTGGATCAGAAAAGTATGTTTCTATTCCACTATATTGGGATAGGCAATGGCTTAGTCCTGTGCCAATAATAGTACCTTCTAACTGTAGTGTAGATTTATAAGATAAAATATTATTATCTATATCTCTATTCGCAACTGTATCTATTGTTACAAGAGGAATAGCTCTTCCAGAAGCAGGAGGAATGCTAAAAAGAGATCCTCCATATCTTATATTAACAGAATTAGCCATATAAAGTCCTTATTATTATATCAAGTTGATTTCAACGTTAATCTCCAGTTAGATCCATCGTTAACAAAAGATGCTGCTGGATAACTTGAATCCAATGTTATCAATAATTCTGAAGTTGTTGGTCCATTGTATACATCTAAATTATATGTCGTGTCTGTGTTTCTAATCAAGAATTCAGACCCTTCCGAAACAGTAAACAGTAAAAATACATCTCTATTTGATCCTCCTGGATTCAAAAATTGATATTTGTCAGAACTAATATTTAAATTTAAGCCAGTGGTCATAGTTAATGATGTTACTCTAATAGCAGCAGGAACGAAAGTATTAGAAATTGTAACAGTATCTGTAGAAGCATTTCCATCTATTGATATACCATCTCCGGCTTTTATTATTAGTGTATCTTGATTAGAATCAGCCACTAAAGTTTCTACAACAACACCACTAACTAGTATATTTTTAAAGCAAGTATTGTTTATATTGTCTGATGATAACTTAACGATTCTATTAGAACTATTAAGACCTAATGGTATGGCGGATGTTGTGCTATCTGTTGGACATTCATTCTCAATAGTTCCAGATATTTTTAGTATATTATATGAGTTGTCCCATCTTAAACTGCTTGACACATCAAATCTACTTGAGGAAGAATTGTAAAAGAATACATTGCCCTCCTGAGTAGTTAAAGCAGACAAATCAGCGCCCGTACCTCCCTTTGTTACCCCAACAGCGCCAGATATTTTTACAGGAGGTAATGAATTATCGGATAGATTGCTCATAAAAGACGTAGAGGTCAGACCATAAACATTTTGATTTGAACTACTCCAGCCAATTATTTTGAATGACTCGGCAAATCCTGTTGTCCAGTCTGGCACAGTTTGTATCCTTACATCTCCGCCAACATCTAGGGTGGCCAGAGCTTCTGTTGATCTATTAACATTCAATCTTCCTGTACTTGGATTCCATGTTAATGTGTCATTGGTGGCCTTATCAATAGTATGGTTACCATTAGCATTATAGTTAAAATACATTAATGGCTTTGAGTTGCCAACAGACGGGGCAGTTGCTCCGCTAAAAGAATTATTGGTTCCACCATATTTGGTTTTAAATGCTTCTTCTGATGTTCCTGGTAAACCTAAACCAATAAATCTTCTAATTTCACCATTACTAAGTTTAATATATAGTCTACCATTATTAAATCCATTAGATGCAGAACCCAGAGTAGAAGCATTTATAGCAATTTCGCCTTCTGTCATTTCTCCAGCAGATGGAGTAGTATTTGTGTTTAGATTTGTTCTATGAAAATATTTACTCATGTTTTAACCTTTTAAGTATCTGATGTTCCTGAAAATGCCCCATATCCGGCCACAATTGTTTCTGCATAAGCTAATTTATTGTTAGTAGTATCAAATACTGTCATTTTAATATTATTTGCTGTTGTGGTTGTTGGATATGATGTAGCATATGTTTGTTGTGGTAAAATACCTTCTCCGGCTCCTTGGTTGATATACAAGCCAGAAGATGTTACAGCAAATCTATTAGGGGACGATGGGCCGGTGTCGTAAGATATTGTAAATTGATCATTATTGTATTCAACAAAATAATATGTGCTATTAAAAAGTCTTGTTGTTCCTGATACATGTAAATTATAACTTGGACTAACATTAATGCCAACTCTATTATATTCGCTATTTACGACAAATAAATTATTATTAGTAGATCCAAGTATATTAAAAGCATTTGTCAATGATGCTTTATTATTATTTATCAATACCGTGCCTTGTCCTGTTGGAAATACTGTATTTAAATCACCAAAATATACTCCACTTGTAGAATTCCAATATACTCCAGTAGTAGAAACTAGTCTCGATCCATTATAAATCAACATGGCTCCACTAGACATAACTGAAGATAACTGTGCAGTATCACTTGGAATTACAGCAGATGGCGGAACAAATGACACATAACCATTCGGCTGGTATGTAGCAATAGCGCCAGAAACGGGGGCCGGAGAAGATCCTGAATTAATAATTATATTTTGAGTATATATTGAATCTGTGGATATTGTGCCACTAACATCTAATGAATATGAGGATGGAATTTTATTCAGTCCAATTCCACTTTTGGTAATAAATATTCCAGAAGACGATGAAGCCCCATAAATTGACACAGAGTCTATTAGTCCTGAATTTACAACTATACTAGATGGAAGTATGCTTATGGATGGATTATTAATGCCAATAACAATATTGTTATTATTTGTAGAAGTAATATTATGACCTATAATAATGCCACTAATTCCACTCAGACTGATATTATTTCCAACAACTATATTATTATTTCCATTTATAGTATTAATATTTCCTAAGTTATTAACATCTGCTCCACTAACTGAATTAAGATAACCAACAGATGTTGAATAAGCTCCAGAAACATTAGAACCAATACCAACAGATGTAGAGAGCTGATTAACTGTATTATTTAATCCTATTGTGCTTCCAGAATTTCCAATAACAGTATTATTATGTCCAACGCTAGAAATATAATTTCCAGTAGCATAAATACCATATCCGGCGGCTGTTATATAGGTTCCTGATACAGAAGAATTGTTGCCTATTACTACGCCAGATGATCCATAAACCACATCTGATCCTATAACATACAGATTATTGCCAGAAGCAACAGAAGAGTGTCCAGCGACTATGTTATTACTACCATTTATAATATTTCCATTACCCATTACGGTTGATGTATTTGATCCAGAACCTGTTATGGTAACATTATTTCCAGCAACAAAATTATTATATCCACTATTATTTACTTGATTACCAATTAGTATGTTATTATTATTATTACTTTGATTATTCAAACCGATACTGGTTCTTGTGGGATGAACAGATAATATATTTGTGGAGACTCCTGATAAATCAACATAGAATAGTAACTCTCCACTAGTATTATTGATGGAGGTACCTAAAACTCTACTCTTAATTTGAGCATAATTTACTTGTTGACCATTACTATTTCTTCCAGCAAGATTAATAATCGCGGGGTAGTCTCCAACTTGAGAGCCGATACTAGAATTATGATATAGAGTTAGAGCTGTCCCACTTGGGCATTCTGTTGATGTTTCTAATCTCAATGTCTCATTAGCGCATTTACCAACAAGATGTAAAATAGAAGAGGGATTATTAGTGTTGATGCCTAATCGTCCTGTTGACGCATCAAAATATAATTGATTTATAGTTCCTGTGCCTTTAACTTGAAAGTCCGCATCATAGGCTTGATTATTAATAATTGTGTTTTGGCCAGATACAGATGGAAGCATTATGTTTGCTGTACCACTGGTTGATCCGCCAATTAATAAACCAGATCCATTCCAATGAAGATTATTTGATGCTCCAAAATCTACTGAATTAAGTTTAAACTGTATATTTCCAGAAGATCCCGCTGGCAAGCCAGCACTATCAACTTGAATTTCATTATTTAGTTCATACCATCCTGATCCATCAGATATTATAGATGTAAATTTGGTATCTGGAGTTAAAGTTAATGATGATGATCCATCAATAAGTTGTGATCCAGATGGGGTTATTATCACATTATTCGTTGATGAATTTAATGATCTAAAAGATAGTACTAAATTTTTATTACCAGAAGCAGAAGGGAGAGAGGCTGTTACATTGGATCCACTAGCGGTCACACCATATATTGTTTGAACAGTATCCGCGGTGAAATTAGAATTCTTAAGAGTAAAATTATTCCCGCCGTGATTGATTCTTTCAGCATTTATAATGGCTGTGACAGTTTTTGTTCCAGCACTTAGTGATACTTTAGCGTTAGAATTGGAAGACTTGTAGATTGTTGTGGAACTATCATAGCCTCCTCTGGCTAATATTATTTGTCCTTCGCTGTTGATCACTTTGCCTAAACCATATTCCCATTCTTCTAATGAGTTATGTTTTAAATAATATGGAACATATTTATCTAATAATGCCTCCAAAGAAGTATGATAAGATATAGCTGCTCCAAGCAAAAGATCATTTAGACCATCGCTACTTGTTGTGTTGCCAAGATTATTATCGTAATAGTATACTGTCATAATTAATACCCTTCATTTTGTCTACTTTTTGCATCAAATGCATCTTTGATAGCTTTTTGTACGATATTTCCTATTGGTCCACCAAGAACATCTTTAAGAATGCTTGCTCCATTTATATTAACATTAACTGGAATAGCTGTTGGAACCTCTAGAGTTACTGTTGAAGGCACCGCATTTTTTAGTTGTTCTATAAACTGGTCTAATCTATTGCCCAATGCTTCTATATTAGCCAAAGGATTGCTCTGATTATTAGATACACCGTTTGATGTACCCTGTCTTATTTGAGGAGAATTATCAGCAATATTATTTAATTTTCTAACAGCTTCTATAAATGCTGTATTTAGAGTATCTGCTCCTTTTTTCAAGATATCCGATAAATAGGTCATGTTAGCATCAAACGCTTGTGTTCCTTGTGTTCCTTCGGCAAGGTAAACAGGACCTCCTCTTGAATAGTTACCATTGTTGATAGATTGTAATAATCCAAGATGTTTTTGAGATGCTTGTCTATTTATTACAAACTCTCCTGGAGTTAACATTGCTGGAACAGTATCTGTGCCTTTGGGCTGATAAGGAACTAAAGTTCCTTTGTTTGCGTATACTATTCCTCCTGAGTTGAATTTATTTAATCTTGATTGTTTATTTATTTTTGATTGTATATGTTGTGTTTCTAGACTTCTTAGTTCTTCATCAGAAAGAGAATCAAATTCTTGATATTGTCTTAGATTTTCTAAAACATCAGTATTACGAAATGGCTTGATAGATTTTCCATATTTTTTCACTAAAAGGGACTCGTATATATTCGAAAAGTTGTTTAATCTTGCTTCATTAGCTCTTTGCAAAATACGATCTGCCGGATCGGTTGTTTTATCAAATTTTTTAGGCATTGACATGCCGCCAGAACTAAAATATTCAGGACCAGGAAGACTACTAGGATTAAGAGCATTAAAAGATGTTGTGTAATCTCTTGGTAAGCCTTGATATCCTTTCATTGTGGCTATATCATCCCAAACTCTAGGTATAAGACTTAATTCTTTTTGAGCATAATCTCTTTGTAATTCTAGAAGCTTTGTTGCTAATAGTTCTCTTCTTCCTCCGAGATTTATTGTTCTATCAGATCCTGCTATTACATTAAGACCAAGTCTAGTATTATTTTCAACTTGTCTTAAATAATTTTGTCTTTTGGTGGCTTTCCTATATAATTCTTGAGGATTTGCGCCTTGTTCATCTATTTTTTTTATAATTTCATTAATTTTATCTTGTTTATTTTTTTGATTAAATCCTGTTGAGGTAAATAATCTTGGACCACCCTCAATTATCTGATCTTGTAATTCGTCTATTATTTTATCTGCCAATGTTGTCGAACCCATACGTCCTCTTTCAATCGCAGAGGCTTCTTTAAGGGAATATCCGCCTCCTTCGAACCATTCATATTTCTGTTTAGCAAGCTCAATTGCTTCTTGTATATTTCTGGCTCCGCTAACAGACGCATATCTATTAGGAAATCTACCATTATCATCATCTAATATTGCTGTATTACCCTCATAAACATAATATTTACCCTGTTGTGCTAATTGGTTAATTCTGGCTCCTCTCATGCCAACAATACTTCTTGCAAAATTACTTGGACTAGGATCAACACCAGCAATTCCACCTCTTTCATAGTATCCAGTATTAATAGCTTGCAATGTCGATAAATTATCTTTAGTGGCTTTAGCATTAACAACAAACTCTCCTGGAGTTAGCATCGCGGGAACAGTGTCCGTGCCCTTTGGTTTGAAATTTATGTATTTGCCTTCTGAAGCATATACCATACCACCATTATTAAATCCTTCTAATCCTTCTGGTACTCCAACAATGGGTCGTTCAGGAAAGCCCATAAATTTATATTTTATTTGATCGGCTTTTTCAAATATTTCTCTTTGTACGAGTCTTTGCAACTGTTGACCAGCAGCATTTCCTGTTAAATCATCTTGAGCTAATGTTGCTAAAAATTCTTCTGGCCCAGCTCTGGAGGCATGTGGAGAAAATATTTCGTTCAAAGATTCTAACAAATCTTTTGGAAGTCTTTTTGTTCCAACTCCGGGATACCCTCCAGGTCCCATATGTGTCATTATATCTTCATAAAGTTTTTTATCTCTATTTCTAAAATCATCTATGGTTTTTTTGAGGGAATCTAAACTAGATCTATCCCATTTTTTATCAACCCATTTTATTATTTCTGACTCATCTGTGAAAAAACTTCTGGAAGACTGTTGTTTTAATAATCTATCAATATATTCTAATCCACCTTTTGTGTTTTGTATAAAATCTAATGAAGCAGTTTCTTTACCGCTTAAAGCTCTAGCAAAAAGTTTTTCTGTTTCAATTACCGATGGAATATCTGTATAATTAATTTTCGTCTCAAGTTGCCTCATTCTGTATGAAGTCCCATATTTCATAGTATCTAAATTATATCCAGTCATTTTTGTTTTAGATAACCATTCTTGAATTAAATCTTCATGTTTGATGATGAAATCCATCGTTAGATCACGGATTTGAGGATTTTCTCCAATCATAGCATGAATAGCTTCATGAGGTAAAACAGTTAAATCTTGAGGATCTGTTGTTCGTATTTCTGGTGTTCCTTTTCTACCTTTCCTTCTGTGCCATCCAATAGTACCATCACCAAAAGGATCCTTAATAACCCTTGTGTCTAAATCTATTGGAAGATAGTCATCTGGATTAGCTTTTGGATTTAATAATTTTAATCTTGCTGTAGCTGAATCAATTATTTCTTGACCAGTTAAATCTGTTTTACGCCCTGACATTCTAGAAATTGCTGAGGCTTCCAATTCAGACATATCCTCCCATCTTGCTACAACTCTTTCTCTAAATTCAGATATCGCAGCGTTAACTTCTTTACGTTCTTTTATAGTTTTTAGTCTTAATAATTTCTCTTGTTGTTTAGATAATGTTCCAGAGAACGCTTGTGAGCCTAATTTAGACCCGCCTACTCCACCAATTGCGTCTCCAAGTGTTGATCCAGCCATAAAAGATAACGGATAATCTTCCTGCATCATATCCATCGTAACATTACTGCCTCCTGCTGCAAGAGCTTTATTAGAAGTTGCTCTTGCCAATTTTGACATAGCATATCCTGCTCCAATCGCAGCAGTTATTGCTAAAGCCACTGGTAGCCATGCTGGTGCTGTTACTCCTAGTGCCGTAGCCGCAACTCCTGTTCCAGCGGCTGCTGCGGTTCCGGCTGTTGATGAAGCGACACCGACCGGCACTCCTTCTGCCAAGCCAGCAGTAAAAGCTGCTTGTCTTCCTTGAGAAACCAATGTTGGATGATTGAATATAGAAAAATCTTTTTCGTCTTGTTTAGTTAAAGCATCAAAGTCTGCCTTAGTAATTCCTGTATTTTTTCCAAAATAAGTTGTATTAAATCCTGTGCCAGTGCTATACGGTATGCCAGCGGATGCTGCTTCTCTAGCGGACATAAACTTATCTCTCGGTCCTCTGTAACGACTTCTGACAAAAACACCATCTTTATTATCTTTAGTCATATCTAATACAGGAACGCTAAATGGTGTGCCTCCACCATCTTGTCTATTTATAGCTTGTAAAACTCCACCATATTTTTTAGCAGAAGCTTGGTTGACCACAAACTCTCCCGGCGAAAGCATAGCGGGAGTGCCGTTGCCTATGTATCCTCCGCTGCTGGCATAAACGACTCCTCCTCTAGATAATCCCTTAGAACTCTTATTCTCTATAACTTTGGAAATTTTATCTACTCCAATTAATAATGATTTAAATTGTTTATTATTAATTGATTGATTGTTATCTATTGATCCATCTAATGATGGAATTTGATTATCTTTAGTAAATGATGTGGTAGAATTAATATTATTAGATAAGCTTTTAACGGTATCAATTTTATTACTTAGTGCTCTTTGGTTAATTAATCCACTTCTGGCCATATCTTCTTGTTTTGCAGACTGAGTTCTTGATGAGACTCCGGAAATATCAGACATTCCGCCATCAGCAAGATAACTTATTCTGCCTCCGCGACTATTATTTATAGACATTAATAAACCTAAATTTTCCTTTGTGGATTTAGCATTAACCACAAATTCGCCCGGAGTTAACATAGCAGGAACTGTGTCTGTTCCTTTTGGTTGAAAATTAACATATTGTCCATTTGATGCGTATATTAATCCTCCGGTAGAACGAGGTCTGGCTGGCATTGGTCTAGGAGGAGCCGCTCCCATTCTCATTGCTATATCGTTCATTGCTGCAACAAATGCTCTTTGCGTAGCTTCCAAACTTGTTATAATATTTTGACCAACTTGTTCTAATAGTTGTTTTTGAATACCTCTATCAGCTTCGTTTTGTAGTCTTACAGCTTCTACTTGCTGCTCTCTTAGTTCTGTCATTCTTGCTTGTAAAGCTTTTAAGACTGGATCGTTTTGTGCTCTTTGAGCAGGATCTTGTCTAAGTATTCCTAACAATCTTTGGAAGAATGGATTATTTTCTAGTCCTGCTCCTTGTGCTTTTGCAAAATTTTCTAATAAATCTGCTTTCATTAAGTCAAGTTCTGGGCCTTCTATTCCGGCGATCTGAGTCAATTCTCCAAATAAGCTTAATGCTTTTTTATTTTCATTAGCAAATGCTGCTTGAGCATCAGTCATTGCTTCTTGTGCTGTTTTTCCTTCTTGTATAGATTGAATATATGCTTGTTGAGCAACTTGTGATTGCTGCACTGTTGTTATTTGTCCTCTAAGAGTAGAATCTAATAAATTAAATGTTCTACCTAATTCAGCCAATTCCTGTGGAGTGCTTCCTACTAATTTTTCAGCAAAAGCTCCTGATGCTTGTTTTTGAGCATCTAATTTTGCTACTCTATTTTGAATCTCTGATGTTACATCACTAATAGCTCCTTCTAATGCTCCTGGTAAATCTTCTAATTCTTTATTAGTTTGTTCTATTGTGGAATTTACCTTAGCAAGTTTTAGTTGTAAATTAGCAACCTCTCTCGCTGCTCTGCCAGTTGGGTCTGATCCAACATCTTTTGATCTTCTATCTATTTGTGATTGTAATGCAGCTTGCTCTCTTTGAGCTTGAGATCTCATATTGGCAATATTTTGAGGAGTAAAATTAGCTTGGTCCTGTATTCCTAATCTCGCTCTACTTCCTGCAAATCTTGCGCTCATTCTTTCGTCTAAAGAAACTTTTTGTCCTAGTGCTTCTTTGGTTGATATTCCTCCCTGAGCTTGCATTTCTACCAATGCTGCTGTTCTTTCTACTCTTCTATTTTCTATTTCTACTACTCTTTCAGCAACCTTACCCAACTCTTCTAAGTGTTTAGCAACATTCTCATTATTTTTAATTAACAATTGACCCGCTTGTTGAGCAGCTCTATTTAGTGGTCCTGTGGCTTTTTCTACCAATTCATTTGGATCGAGCGTTTCTCCATTTTCTTTTGCTGTTTTTACTGCCTCGTCTACGCTTCGTTTAACACCATCAATCAGGGTTTGGGACATGGAACTATTTGGACCAAACGTGGCAAGAATATTATTTGTTAAACTTCTAGTAACCTCATTACCAACAGCTTCGTTATCTCCTCCACCATTGAACACAGCATTAGCCCTTCTAGAAGCCTCTTCTGTTGCTTGAGCACCAAATGTGGCTACTCGACCAACTAATGCCCCGGCTGGTCCCATTCTGGCGGCAGAACTATTTATAGCATTTTGTCTTTCTTTCGCAGAGTAAGCATTTGGATTTTGAAGAACATTATTTGTTTGTGCAAAAGTAGAGCTAGTTAATGATGCTTTGCCACTGAAAATTTCATCTGCTTTGCCAGATATTTGTCCAAGTTCAAAACTTGATCTATTTAATACCTCTTCCATTGTATTAAATGATTTTTCAAGACTCATAACAGCTTGCATCATTACCATATTTAGCTTTTTAGAAGCTTCTGATGCTGCTTTGGCCTGAGCGGCCGCTGATGCTTCTGCTAATTGACGTTCAGCAATATTTTTAGCTAAATTTTCTTGTTCAGCATTGGTCTGTGCTTGTAAAGCATCTGCCTCTGCTCCTCGACCACTATCTCTAAGTTTTTTAATTTCATTAGCTCTTTGGATCTGGAAATAAGCATATGTTTCATCTGCTTCTGCAATATTAGTCGCTAGAGTTTTAAACTGTTCTGGACTCATAGTTTTACTAATTTCACCAAAATTTTTACCGGTTCTCATCATCTCAGCAGTTAAAAATTGCTTGGCTTGATCGGCTCCTGCTGTTTGTGTTTTAGCCGTTCTTGCTGCAAAATCATTTATATTTTCATCTTGGTATCCTAACATTTTTCCAAAACTACTAGCTGTTTGTCTTTTTGTTCCTGCTTTTACGGCTGCTTCTGCTTCTGATGTGGCAGCAAATGAACTCATGAAAGCTTGTTTTTGAGCAGCTCCAGGTTTGGCCATGTATGCTTCTAGTGCTTTTCCACTCTTATCTGATGCTGTTGCGGCCTTTGCTTCTCTTTGACTCTGTGCATATTCTTCATTAGCTTTTGTGGCATCCTGAAGACCCACAACAAGACCAGCCGCTGCTCCAACAACTCCTCCCAAAGCGGTTCCAACTCCAGGAATAACACTTCCTAGTGTTGCTCCAATAGCAGCATAATTCATCATAGCGCCACCAACAGCAGTAGTATTTCTTCCAGCTTCTGTTTTTTCTCCTCCCATTGACTGACTTGCAGCTTCCAATAATGGCCCTGCTGCCATCATAGCCACCATGCCCATCATTCCACCACCGCCACCACCACCCATTGCTGCTCCTGCTCCTTTGGAAGCTAATCCTCCAAGTCCCACCATATTTAAAGCTCCTCCTCCAATTTTACTAACTAATCCTCCTGCTCCTCGTCCAACTGCTCCTAATGCTCCTTTGCCTAAAGACATTATACCACTACCAGCAGTTTTAGATGCTGTAGTTAAGCTAGTTAAACCATTAGCTGCTGTTGCAATTCCCTGATTTAATTTAGCCAATCCTTGATAAATTTGTGTTGGATCAAAAGAACTTGCAGAATAAGTTTTTTGAGATGAGACCTGTGCTCTTTGAGCATAATCTTGACCTCTTTGAGCAAATCCTCCTCCTGTTTGGTTTAGTTGAGCAAGTCGTTGCATTCCAGCGTTTGATAGATTTCCTGAAGTAGTACCACCTAATACAGTATCTCTACGACTAACAACATCTTGACCAGCCTGATATTGTCCAACGTTTGCAGATATTTGATTTATTCTAGCTTGACTTGCAGCAAAACCGCTAACAGCAGGATTAGTTGTCGGTCTTGTTTCTACTATTCCGGTTGTTGGATTCGCTGGCCCAACCGTAACTCCAGAATTTGCTACTCTTGCTTTTTTAGACTGTCTACTTCCTCCACCGCCAGATTGAGCCAATGTTGCCGCTTCTGTAGCCGCTCGGTCTATATCTGTTGCTCCTCCCTCAAGTTTAGAGGCAAATATTCTCATAGCTTTCAACATTTGATCTGTTGGAAGAGCAGAAACTTGAGCCTCCAAAGTATTAAAAGCATCAACATTATTCATTATAGCAGAACTTAATCTAGCCGTTTCTTTTGCGGATAGTCCACTCATAGCTGGTGTTAAAGCCGTTGGAAAGCCGCCGGCAGCAAGTTTCTGAATTCCTCCAACAGCTCCGCCCTTATTAAATCCTTTAATTCTATCTGCTCTATTTAATTGATGTAGTCTACTAGCTCCTATTCTGCTAGCAGCTTTTTTATTAATTACAAATTCACCAGGAGTTAATAGTGCCGGAACTTTATCTTCTACAGATCCTCCTATTGCAAATCTTTTTGATGCCATTCCACTAACTAGTTTATCGATCTTTGCTGGAGAATAATCAAAATCATCATAATTATCTAATGCTTGATTAACAGCTTGTCTTAATCTAGTATCATGAAAAGCTTTTGCTAGCGGCTGCCCAGCTTTGGCTGACTTGTAGTCAGATAAAATAGGATCTTTTAAAGAAGACAGTAAATAAGAATCTATTTTAGATCCTGATCGTATTAATTTCCACTGTTGTGCTCTGGCCGCAACTTCGTCTGCTTGTCTTGCTTCTTGTTTTTTAAGAGCTGCTTCTCTTCCTGTTTTTGATGCTTTCGCTGCTTGTTGTTTTGATGGTCTTCCAAAGGGGGCAATCTCTTCTCTCCAAAATCCTTTTTTCCCCATATATGATGTTAAATGAGGCTCTAATTCTGGAATTATTTTATTTGCTGGGGTTTCAATAAATCTGCTACGCATCGCCATCCCAGCCCCGCCTGTACTAAAAATATCACGAGCCTGTCTTTTTGCATACTTAATTAAATCAGCTGTACTAAGTTTATCTAATTCGCTTGCGTCTAATTCTTTAAATTTACTTCGTGCTCCTAATGCTCTTCCTTTTCCTCCGAGAGCAAATTTTTGAATTAATCCTCCAAAGTTTTTTTTCTTATAATCTCCTTCATTGCTAGAAAATAAAGAAATAGTTAGTCTAGGAGTTTTATCTAACTTATTATTAAGATATTGTTTTCCACTAAGGTATTGATGACCTAGTAATGCTTTTCCTCTTAAATCATTATCTGATGTTGGTTCTAGTCTATTTTTAACTTCAACAAAGTTGATTGCGGATCCACCAATTGTAAAGTCAGCACCAGCTTTTGTTGGTAATTGTTTTAGATTACCCATTTTATTATAGACTTCTTTTTCTGCCAATGATCCTTGAATTTTATTTAGTCTTTGACTATCTTTATTATTTGGATTTAAATCTTTACTACTTAATTTAGATGGAAGATTTATTCCAGTTTTTCTTCTTATTAAAGTATTAGCACCAGAAAGAGATCCCTTAGAAGAGTAAGCAGAAGATGCTTGACTCCATATTTGTTCTGCTTTATCTCTATATTTTTCTCTACTTTGTGATAATTTATTTTGTTTGCTCCTATCTATCCTTATAAAACTATATAGATCCTCAATATTAGATGTATCATATTTAGCTTTTAGTAGTGGCTTATCTAATAAAAGATCTTTGACCTTACCTCCAGTGGCATATTTATTTATTTTATGTAAATTACCAGCTCCAATTTTTTCTACTGCTTTTTTTCTAATTACAAATTCTCCAGCTTCTAACATAGCTGGAACAGTGTCTCCGCTGCCTACCCCTGGAACTATTCCTCCCCTAGCAAATCCTCTTACTGGACCTCCATTATTTTGTCTTCTTAGTCCACCAGCAAATCCAGCACCAAACCTTGTAAGAGCGGAGACGCCCCTAAATGCAGCAATAGCAGTTAATGCTGGTAATACAGTTTTAGCACTATCAGCCAATCTAATTAATGCGCTAGCAAGATCCAAACTTAATCTAACGAATGTTTGAAATGTGGAACTTTCTCCTAATGATCTTATAAGAGCAGTAAATTCTTCTCGTACTTTAGCAATTTGATTTGCTAAACTTTGTTGTGCAGTTGATGCGTCTTTTGCTAATGATCCTTGTCCTTGTTGAGCAACCTTTAGCGCTGCTTGTGCTGTGGCAAACTGCTGAATAAGTGGAATCACTTTACCAATCTGTCGAAAACCGCCAAGTTCTTCAACAATTTGAGAAAATCTTAAATCTCTAGGATCGAGTCTGCTTAATCCTTCGCTTAGTCTCCTTACAGCTTCATATGGACCAACGAATTTACCTTCTAGATCAGTAAGAGTAACTCCGAATGCTTTTAATGCATCAATAGTATCCGCTCTTTGAATACGAGTAAAAATAGTTCTTAAGCCTGTAGCAATAGTTTCTGCGCTTTCACGAGTAGTAGCACGAATACTTGTAAATACAGCTAAAAACTCATTAAGAGCATCCTTGCCCTCGCTAACACCTTTACTTGCTGTTGCAAACACACCGCCGGTACGCTGAATAGCAGTAATTAAGTCGCTTGCTTCAACTGCGAACTTTGCAGCAACAGAATTTACACTACCCAATGCATCCTCTAAATCTCCTGCACTAATGCCGAACTGTCTCATTAAAGCAATAGATCCTTCTACTGTATCGCTTAGGCTATCAAACGACGGGGCTAACGCACTAAGAGCAAGAGCCCTAAGAGCTTTTTCTGTGTCTCTTGCACTTAAACCAGCCTGTGCTAATGTACTAGAAACTTGAATCAAATCTTTAGATGCTACGCCTAAGCTAGTAGACAAATTAGTGATCTGAGAGACTAGTGGTCTAAGTTCTGACAAACTAGAATCAGTAACTTGTGCAACTCTAACAAGTTCTCTATTAAAATCTATGAATTCTGATGTTGCAGAAGTAACCGCATTAGAGAATCTATATATTACGCTAGTCACGGTTGCAAAAGCAGCAAAACGTCTAACAGCCAATGCTGATTGTCTACCAAAGTCTTCAAAACCAACTGTTGCTTGCTGAGTGGCTCTAGTAACTTGATTAAGAGTAGTAGTTGTTGCACCAGCACCTGTATTAATTCTAGTTAAATTACGAGGTATATTTCCAATATTATTATTAACATTTGCCGCTGCTCTTGCAAAAGCATTTAGTGCTGCGGTAGCATTTGTTGCTGTTCCTCTTGTTGCGGTGAGGGCGGTGTTTAATCTAGTAACAGACTGTTGTAGATTATTGACATTACGAGTAGTCGTATTATTAACTGTTACATTAACATTTGCTGTTATACCAGTCAACTGCCTTCTAATATCAGCAATGATCGGCCGAATATTAGATGGTCCTCTTAAATTTAATTCTGCTGTTAAATTAAAAGATCTTGACATATTTATTACCTATTAAAAATATAACGCCGAATCATCTTTGTTGATGACCGGCGTTACAAATGAAAAAGCAAAATTTACAAAACTATCAAGAGTCTTGCTTTGTCTCTGGCTGTGAAGAGGCAATAGCAACTGGCTTTTCTGGTTGCTTAATTTCGTCTGGTGGCAATATTGGGTTGCCTTCCTCGTCCAAAAATGGTTTTGATTCAACAACATATTCTCCTGTTTCGTCTACTCTGTTGCCATCTCTATCTATAAAATTACCATTTTCATCTATTATTCTGCCATTTTCATCTACTAAGCGTCCATCAGCATCTATCAGCCTTCCCTTTTTATCTATTCTTCTTAGTTTTTCATCAACAAACTTATACTTGCATAAAAATTTGTTTTCTGGAAGATTTTTTTCAAAATTATTATCCAAGCCATATATCATATTAGCCAAATTTTGAGCACCACTAATAGCAACAGGATCTGTTGACTTATTTAGATAATCCTCTAAGCTTGAAAAATATTTTTCTCCACTATCTTTATACACCACGCACACAGATACTAAGTAGTTAAATCTAGCATTATCTGCCTGTCCTTCAGCGCTATGATTATCTAAACTAGTTCTAACACTAATAAGGTCTTTTATTTTATCTCTAATTTCTTGCATCTCAAATGCTAACTGCTTGGCCTCATTAATACCAAATCCGCCCTTAGCTAATCGTCTTTCTCCATCTAATAGTTGTTTTTGCATAGTGGAGTATTCGGCCTGTTTTTCATCATTCCATAATCCTTGATCTCTTAGAAGATCATCTAGCTTTGCTCTTACAACACTCTTACTCTTTATTGCGTCAGTAAAGGCTTGGTTATAAACCTTTTGTGCTTCTCTCTGATCATTTAAAGAAGGGGATTTTACTAGGAATTCAGAGTCCTTATCGTTGGCTTTAGCAGTAAAAGATCTAGTTTGCATTGTCATTCTCCTTGTTTAACGGTTTAACTTTAAATTTGTAATTAAATTTTACATCCGGTCCATTTCTTAGATTTCTGGATATATCATCTGTTATTGCTCTTATTTGCTGATTTCCATGATTAAGAATATTATTCCTAACATCTTGCCACATATTATCAAAATGTATTTCTGATTCTGATAGTGGCTCATCTATATTTTTATGATGTCCCCATAAATATCCAAAAACATTTTCGAATCTTGCTAAAGCTCCGATCATTGTGGTTTCTAATCTTTTAACTGCTAATTGTGATATTATTTGTTCTTGATTCATATTTTAGTCCTATTTTGTATTAACTTTCATTAAAAGTTCTCTTTGTACATCAGGCAATTGGCATTCATCTATTCCATCTTTAGAATTAATTATTGCTTTTGTTCTTTGTTTTATAATCCTGCTAGAATCAGTAGAATTTAAATTAAAAATATTTTCAGCATCTTCTTTATTTGATACTACAAAGACTTCTTTTGCATTTTTGTGTTTAGATAATAGTTCGTCACCCGTTTTTTCTTTTTTCAAATTTTCCATTTTTTGTTTCTGGTCCAACATCCATCCGTCCAGCATATCATCATCTTCTATAACAAAGTCTGGAGGACACTCAACATTTTCATATATTCTATCATACATTATACTTATATTAATAAGAGTTTTTTGTTCATCTGTCAATTCATATGCTGCTTTATTAAAAACATTATTTTTATTGCTATTCCATAATGTTTTCCAATATTCACTTCTGGCAATTTTTTTATATTGTTCAATATTAATAAAATTATTAGTGATATAAGAAGTTATTGCCATAAATAGTTCATATTCTGGATTACCTTTAAAAACTTTCTTATTATTTTTTTTGTAATAAATAGTGTTTATAAAAATAAATTCATTTTTTTGAAATGATGCATATTCCTCTAAAGTTAGATAATCAAAACTATGTTTTCTTTTTAACAACTTATTAATAGATTCTTTAGACCATTCTATATCTTTTTTAATTTTAGTTATTTTTTCTTTTTGTAATCTATTAAGATAAAGACTAAGTTTAAGCTTTTCTAGATTTTTTTCAGTAGTTTTTAAAAGTTGTTGATCTTGTTCGTCCCATATCTCAATTTTGTCCAAAAAATTATCAAGATCCTTTTGTGTCATCCAAGATTCAAATTTGTTGTCTTCTAATACTTGCTGATATAATAATTCTGCTTGATATTTTATCTCTGTTGATGGACTAGTATAAACATACTCTTTGTGTTTATGTTTAAAATACAATTTTCCAAGACTTATTCTATGAATAAGAAGCTGTATATTGTCCGTATTCATTCATCCTAAATATCTTTTTTAACTATTTTTTCTAGTTCTATCAGTTCCTTTTCTTTTTCTTGTAATTTTTTTTGCAGCATTTCTATTACTCTTTGTGCCGCAAAAGCGTCTGTATATAATCTACCTATTAAATTAAACATCTGATCTTGGTCCATTGTGTCCTCCTATTATTTCCGAATACTAACTACAATCAGCTGGCGGCTACGCCACTAACCTTAAAGGTATTAAAGGTTTGGAAGCTATATGTTATAGTAGCATTTCCACCACCCGTGTCACCACCAGTGTAATTAACTGAAGTTAGTTTATTTTTACTACCTAAATCAATCATATAATCGATACTGCCGTCTGCATTATTAGCATCACAAACAGCAACTTTAATTGACTTATTTGTAAGATTACTCTTTGACGCAGCACTGCAACCGGTTGCTGACTCAAAGTCATCAGCATCAACCTGATCTCCTTCAGTAGCAGTAATTTCAATTTCAGAAGTTATTTCTACTGGGAATTGAATATATCTGTAATATGGACTTCTCTTACCAAGTTCATTAATAGCTTCTCTTCCTAGATTGCAAGAAAGAGTAACACTATTTACATGCAAGCCTGAGCCAGCAGCAAAGCTACCTGGAATACCGCCACTACCACTAGGTAGAACACTATCGGTTTTACTAAATGACCATCTCTTTGATACTCTCTTGGTTTGGTCTCCACTATCAACAAGACCTGTTGAGAAGCCACCTATACCACCGCCGCCAGTTAATCCCCACTTTTTATGATTACCTACCAAGGTCACATCTTCTGTAAAATTACCATCACTAGTAAAGTTATAACTTACACTACTAACATACATACCTGTGCAAACAACATAATATTTTGCTGCTCCGCTAGCGCCAGTAGCAGTATCGTCCCAAATGCCTAAAGCAACATCACATCTGCGATCAGAAATTTCTGTGAGCGTAAGATTATCGCTGCTATTAGCTACGTTGCCGTCTAAAGCTAGATTATATACAAGTCTTGTTCCGTCCAATACTTTATTTAATGTTACTTCAATATCAGGAACTTCTTCAACATTATCATATAGTTCTAATTGACCTAATTGATAAACTTGCTCTAGATTGAAGTTGGTGGTCATACCAACGCTTTGAATACCTTTTAATATTGATTCGCTTCCATAGGTATATGAGCCATTGACTGAGCGACATGGTTTAACTTTTACTGCTTGAACGGCATAGAAAATACGATTATTTGCTGCCATGATAACCTCGTTTTTGTATTAGACGATAACTTCGACTGTTAATCTAGTGATACACCAAACCATGCTTGAGGATGTATTTTTTTGTATATCCAAAAAATTGACATCTTTTATATATAAACGATTCCATGTAAGATTAGGATTGCTTACAATTTGACCATAATTTAATCCATTATTATTTTTTGACCCATTATTATTTAAGCCATAAAAATTATTATTTATAACTTTTTTAAGATCATATAGTAATATTGTTTTGTCTTTTTGTAATCTTAGTATATCCATTAGAATATTACAATCATTAATATTTTCAGCATAAATATGACATAATATATCTTGTTGTCTATATGAAACTAATGATCCTAATTCGTATGGAGTATTAGAATTCCTTGGTATGGTCTCAATAACTATTGCTGGTAATTGTAATCTATGAGATGCTGATATTGAGTAATCTCCTTTATCAGCCTGACTTATTTGAGGATTTGGCTGATATGTCATTGTTTGAAGAGTTTGCCACATATTATGATTAGATTTAATAATCTGACACCATCTATAACTATAATTCATTTCAACTTTAGACGATGAATTAATTGCTTTATTAAAAATTACTTGACCATTTTCATAATCTAATCTAAATTCTATTGTGCCAGATCCACTAGGTGCTGGATAAAAAGTATTTGCTATTTTTATTCCACTAATATTAATTGGTTGAGTATTATTATAAGAAATTCCAGATTCCCATATCCAATCTTTTTTTGGTGTTTGCCACACGGTATTAGCAACATACGAAGGATCTTTTGATGGTTTTAAAGTATGAAAAGTTGTTTTATAAAGTCCAGACGTTGGAATATTGACATTAATGAATCCTCCTATATGGAGTAATCCATAATCAAAAAAACTTTTTAAATTTTCTTCTACTGTTGGAATTAAGGTATTATCTTGAAGACTACTTATTCCATGTAATTTATATGGATTTTCATTACAGCTCATATATTTTTCTCAATATTGTTTTGAATGATTTTAGAAAAACTGTCATCATTAAGCCTATTAATAGCTCTGGTTATCCAATTATTTGATGTTGTTCCAGCAAATTGAGCAGGAACGTACCACTGTGATCCTGATGACTCAACCATGATTGCCATACCACTTCTTGACCTGGGATTCGGGCCCAATCGAACTTCAAAATTTTTAACTATTGTGTTTGTTCCATGTGTTAATAGCCACTTTAACCATGGCATAGCATATCCCTTAATATCTCTAACAAAATTACTTGGATCTTCTATTGTTTGAGATACTTTTTCACCATCTATAACAATATATTTTAATCCTCCAGATATTCCTCTAGAATTTATATTTATTGGAAGTTTGATTGCTTGTCCTTGACACATATCTTCTATTACTTTATCAATAATTGACACGTCAGGAATACCAAATTCATATCTGAGCTGACCACTTTTTAATGACATATATTCTGATTCATTTTTAATTGCATCAATTATAACTTGTTGTAACTGCTGTTTTATTGACGGTAAGGATTTTGACAGGGCTGTGTCTAGAATATCTCTTATGCTAGATAAAATAACTTTTTTAATCTGAGTATCAGATTCTATAAGCTTCAAACTAAATTTTAATGTCATGGCCTTGTCCAGTTTGTAAGAATAAACTTGTGTTCTCCAAGTCCCATGGGAATTGGTGGTCCGGCCTTAGAATATAAATTGTTATCATACGATTCATTATCTGCAACAATCATTTGAGTAGCATTTTGTAGTTTTGGCATCAAAGAAATAGCGCATAGGGTTTGAGCGGCGAGATTTGGAATCTGTATATTTTTAGGTCCCCAATTTAACCAATATTTACTATCAAATATAACTCCAAGATAAACTATTTCTTCTGCGTCATATATAATCTTACCAAATCCTCCGCAAACAGGACAGATTGAACCTTCAGCAAAAGACACTGGACCAGTGCCATTATATTTATTAAATGATTTTTCTAAGATAGGATTATATACGCAATTCGTACAAAATGATCTGTCCGTGGTATTATATTTTAATTTACAGGCAACAGATAGTGCTGTAGAATCCAACAGACTCTCTATTGCTTGATTATACAGATTTTTAAATTCTGCATTTATTAATCCATTAAATATATTCATATTATAGTTCCAATAAAGTTATTTTTTTCCATCTGTTTGCAGATACGCACAGATACAAATAATTACTGTCCCATCTAATTTCTCCTGGTTGACCAACATCAACTGAGGATTGAGGAGCAGATCCTCCTATTAAGCGAGACATTGACTGAGAGTTGGTATCAACAATTTGGATTTGTGGCATATTGTCAGCCACAACAGTATTAGTTATTAAATTTCCATCCACATCCGATGATGTTACATTTATATATGATTGAGATGTGTTGACTATTACATTGCTCATTAGCAGCCCTCACAAGGGGTTTCTTCCTCACTAATAGGAAAGTCTTGCGGACTAGTAGAATTTCCTGGTAAAATTGTTATTGTTCCTTTTACAAGTTTAAATATATTGTCTCCAGCGCCACTATATAATTCGTTTGGCGCCTTGAGATCAAGATCATATCTAGCGGCAGAAAAATCAAAAGAAGAAGTTGTGGACGAAGGTAGTCTTAAAATTAACTTACCATTATCTTCATCTATTAAGAAACTATAATTAGCATTAGTATTGCCTGTAAAATATGTTGTTGTTGTATTAACAAACGATCCATCAACAGGTGTAAAGCTGAATCTTCCAAGCCAATTTGTTAAGTTAATGATTTGGCTTGAATCATCTAGATAAGAAAAAGATATATAAAAAATAGATCCTTTATCTAAGTTAAAATTGTATTCTGCTGCTGACATAATTTATTACCTAATTAGGAGAAAAATGTTCTACCTCTTTGACTCGAATACATACCAAGGATGCTTGGATCAAATTTATTTCCAGCAAATGGACTGAGTATAGCTTTAACAGAAGAAGCATTTGCAACATCCCAGTGCTCAACAAAGTCATTATACAAAGCGCATGGTCCTTTTTCTAAAATTTCTTTCCATCCAGCCAAACTTCCTCCAACAGAAAATGCTGCTGGACCAAGAGATGCTCTCAACCCCTCCATAGTGGCTTTTGTTCTGAATGTGCTTTGATCTATAATACATGCTGCTTTAAGAGCAAGTAAACTAACAAAAATTTCATCCTTATCACCATCTTCCGTTGGATCAGGAGAAATGGTATTATTAGTCACATCAACTTCATATGTATGATCTAAAACTACATCAAATTGAACATATTTAGCTGCTACAGTTAATACTTGTACTATTCTTTCATCAGAGTATGTTGGATTGTCTGACCAATCATTAATTAAAGTTCGTACTATAATTGGTAGTTCTAGATTCCATGACATAATATGGCCTTTCTGAAAGAAATTTCAATATTATTGAATACACCCAATAGTGTTTATGGTGGTCCAGAAGGGCCTGGAATTTGTTCAGTAATAGTAACAGTGCCATCTTCGTTCATTGTAAATTGACCAATTAAACTTAATCCTGATGATATTACTTGTGGTTTTACTGAACCAATTAATTGACCAAGAGCATAGTGTAATTCAAATACTTCTTTGGCATCTGTTCCGAGTGCGTCCGCAATTTGGGTTGGAGTTGCTTTAGGATTATTCCAAAAATTTATGGACCCAGCATTAAAAGCGTTCTTTATCATCATAAAGATTTGTTTTGTAGAATTCTTTAAATCATTTGCAATAGTTTGTGCTGGTTGAGAGTTTAATATGCTTATACTATTTTTTTTAATTATTTATTAATCAAAGCCGAGAGGCTTCTATAAAAGATGTATCAATTTGTTCATTGTTTAAGCCAAGAGCATTAGCAATTGCTGAAACCATAGGATGATTTCTTTCAACATATGGGGCGTATTCCCATTCCACTAAAGTCATATCTCTTACAGCTTGATCTTGGATACTATTAATAGCTATTTCAATATCTGATAAACTAAAACCATTTTTAATCAACCATAATCTAATCTGTCTAGCAGATATGCTCTGTGGCACAATGTTTGGTTCAACAAATTTTTGCCAATTTTCGGGAAGTTCATCGTCAGGAAGAACGCTGTATCCTTCTGGCGGTTCCCAATTTTCTGGTAAGTCTATTCTTAAAAAAGTTTCAACTAAGCCGTCTGGACGAATTAATGCCCATGAATTTTGATTATTTCCCATAATTAATACCACACATAAATGCGAACCATGCCATCGGCCCCGTTGCCTCCGGCCCCACCAGTAAAACCATTTAAGCCTCCGCCGCCGCCGCCTCCGCCTCCACCCGGAAAACCTCCGTTTCCTCCGCTTCCGCCAGCGCCAGAAGGGTTTCCTCCTCCGCCGCCACCACCCATACCATATCCACCCGGTATTGCTGTTGTTCCATTTGTTCCATTCCCTCCAGTATTATTTCCTCCAGCGGGATTCAAGGCTGTTGGTGCGGTTCTCGCAATTTCTGTTCCATACGCTGTTGCTCCAGCAGTTGCTGTATTAGATGCGTTTACTCCTCCTCCGCCCGCGCCTGGATTTTGAGCAACTGTGCCACCGTTACTTCCTGCTGCAGAGGTTCCGTTAGAACCAGCACCTCCTACCACGCCAGGGTACATAGATACCCAAGCGGGACTTCCACCAGTTCCTCCAGCAGAAGAAGTTCCACCAGTAGATGCTGTTGTTTGCCAAGCGTATGCTAGAAAAAAATTAGCATTTTGTAAGAGTCTAACAGAAGATGGGTTACCTATTGATCCAGGATTTCCATTTGTGTCATCTGTTGTAACAGCCGCACCACCACCTCCGCCAGCGCCAACAGATATTACTAACATTTTTGATGTAGCAAAATTTGCTATATCTGATACTGGAAAATTATATCTTGTTCTTCCTCCTGTTGCCCCACCAGCACCGCCGCCTCTTATGGTTCCGGCAGCTCCTCTTCTACCGCCACCTCCGCCCCCACCAGAAGCAACAGCTTCTATTTCTATATATTTAGCTTTTTCTGGAATAGACCAATAATAAGTGCCATTAGAACCAATAGCTCCGTCTGGCTTACTGTTTCTTGTAAACAGAAAACTTTCAATAGTAGATTTATTTATAGAATAAATTCCATCATTCATAAATCAGCACCTAATACAAACACATTAAATGTTTCAGCGTTATGAGTTGAGGCTCTTATACTCCATGAATTATTTGGAAGAGTTAAGTTTTCATAAACTCTTGATCCTCTATAAACAACAGTTGAGGCACCGGCAGTTACTGCTATGACAAGAAATTCATCAAATAATCTAGTATTAGTTCCATCATTTAGATATATTCTAACCATTCCGGCGGTCGTTGTGCCAGTTGCCTCAACAACAATCTCTGTAATTTTTGTACCAGATGAGCCACCAGTTAAAATAGTAGCTATAGTACCTGTACCATCTCTATTAGTATTCGCGGTGCTTACCTGTCCTAAACCAACTCTTGGAATTACTGAAAAAACTGGTGCTGTAGCCATATCTTCTCCTATATATAATTAGACCACATGTATATATTTTTACTATTTATTATAGTTGTTAACTCAGATTCTGACAAGGATGTATTGTTATTGAAGATTAAATTTTCACTAATATTAATATTTCCATTGACATCAAGTTTTTGTGATGGGGTTGCTTTATTTATACCAACATTACCATTAGTATTTAGATATAATTGTGGCGAAAAATTAGAAGCAAAACACATAGGAGTATATGCTGTTACGCTTTCATTAAATCCACCAAAGGTAGCAAAAGCTGACGAACTACCAAATGTTCCAGAATTATTAACTGAAACTGCTATGCCCACAGATCCATCGACTTTACCAAACCATGAATATCCTTTTAGGCTTATGCTTGGTGTCTGACCACCAACCGTTAAATCTTCTCCAATAACAGATAATTTTTCACAAGTTAATTCACTTGCTGATAACTTATTAGCAGTTAATAAATCATTAAAATTAGAACTACCACTAACATTCATAGCATTATCAATAAATATCTCTTGTCTTTCATAAGCAAATCCGCCGCCGCCACCTTGAGTCCAGCTAGTAAATTTAACTTTCCAATATCTATTAGTATCAACGTGTTTCATTATCAATTCAGCACCTGGAAGATTGTATCCAAGCTGACCACCAACAGCACTCCATAAAGCAGAATATGTTCTAGATTTAAAATTTTCTAGATTGCTCCAGCCTTCATTGTTCCATATTGTTCCAGATGGGCTTAAACTTTGGTCCCAGCTAGCCTCTGTAGCTAAATTATATATTCCATTATTTGCATTTCTAGTAAGATGTAATTGTCCAGAAATAATTGCATCATAATCGGAAGAGCCGGTATTATCTGGATGCGTAAATGATACTAATGAACCGCTAGAAACGGCTGGGCCAGTAACATTAATAGACTCAAATGTTCCACTATTAGCCGTTATTAGTCCGCTAACTTGTAATGTGCTGGTCGGACTAGCTGTTCCTATTCCCAACCTATTATTAGTACTATCCCAAACCAACTGATTACTATCAGCAAGCAATCCGCTAGTGCTACTCCAGTAAGGAATATGATTTGCTACACCAGTACCAGTAATAGGATTTATTAGTGTATTTTGTTTACTATCTAATTGAGTTTGTATATTACTAGTAACGCCGCCAACATAACCAATTTCTGTTAAAGAGGGAGAAGACAATGATGTTACGATTCTATCAGAATCTGTTACTAGCAAAGCATCTTGTACTATTGATGGTCCTTCTAGATAAAAATTACCTTGCGACTTAGCATCATTTTGTAAGAATATAGTATAATCATTTAAGATCATACTCGCCGTTTGTGTCTGTATGTATAAAGGATCAACTCCACTAATGGATCCTGGAGATAGATTGCCACTAACAGTAAGATTTCCAATAAAATTACCATTACCATTAACAGTTAATTTTTCAGTAGGCGTGTCGGTTCCTATTCCAACATTCCCATTAGAAGCAACAACAATATTTTCTCCACCAACATATCCACCGCCATATCTAAAAGATCCATCTTGGAATTTAATTGCTATAACTTCATCAAGATTAGTTAATATTCCTAATTCTCCTCCATAAGAGTCATCAGATACAACGATATAGCCTTGCTGATTTTCTCCTATTCTAATTTTATTAGAAAATTCTTGATATATTGAACTATTCTCTATAGTGTTTGAGTTTGTAAATTTACTTAAATACCCAGCAGAGCCACCGCTACCAACTACAACTCCAGTATTATTAACGCTTAGTGAAGTAAAGTTTCCACTACTACTAGGAACCCATAATCCACTACCGCTATTATATTGCAAGAACTGACCATTTGTAGCACCAGTAACCGCAACATTATGTAGTTCTTCTAATTCAAATCCATTTTGAACTCTAACTTCTATAACACCCTCATTTTGATGAACTCTAACAACGGTACCAATAGAAACAATATGGTCAGGGGCATATGGTTTCGTAGTTGTAATAGCACCTGAAACTGTGGGACTAAGATATAGCACAGAGCCCTCTGTAGCACCAGCAATGCCTCCATGAGCAGGATCAGTATTGACTCCTCCCATTAATCCAAAAACTACAACTTGACCAATTTCCATATTATCAATATCTTGATATACTAGTCCATAGGTGCCAGCGCTAGTAATATCACTAGTAGCAATAGCCTTTTGGATAGTTGGCAAATCTCCGTGACCACCATTAATATAAACAGCAGTCATCTTGGAAAGAGTAGCACCAGTTTCATTAAAAACACTAGTTACCAAAGACTCTGACTGTTGTACGGATCCACTAACCCCTATTGTTGCGGTAGATCCATTTGTTCCTAGATTTATATTGATATTATTTCCAGCAATTAATCCTGTTGGAATAATAGAATTATAATACAATCCACTCCATGCTGTTGTTCCATTGCCTATCTTGACACGTCCGGTATCTATTTCGAATCCTGGTTCACCACTAGATAAAATAGGATTAGTAGAAGTCCATTGATTTTCTGTTCCTGATCGTAATGATATAAGATTGTGTCTTGGCATAATAATACTTTTAAATTAGTTGTTAGTCCTAATAAATTTATAGTAAATATTAGACTAAAAATGTCTAATTATATACTATCAAGGAGTTCCACCATTAATCCATCCCCAATACGATACAACACCATCACTTTGTAATAACATTCCACTTGTTCCTGGAACAACTCCTGTGACTGAAATGTTGTATGTTCCACTGAGTCTAGCAGAAGAAACTATTCCAGTAGTTAAATTAGATGCATTTAAATCAGTTAATCCTGATCCACTACCAATAAATCCAGTTGCAGTTATAGTTCCAGCACTAAAATTACCATTAGAATCTCTAGCAACTACTTTACTAGCAGTATTTGATGATGTTGCGTCCACAGCCAATGTTAATGCTGCGCCCTCACTACCTCCATTTCCTCCAGTAAGATAATTACCATTAGTTATTGATGCTACATAATTACCCACAGTATGAGTGCCAAGAGTCACTTGGTCATTACCCATACTAGCATTAATAGTAATGGTTGGATTACCAGAAAGATTTGTTATGGTTCCGTTTGCACTACCAGACACTGCTCCATTGAGAGTTACAGTTACTGTTGGATCTGGAATATTTCCAGTTAGATTTGACCAATTGAGATAAGCATCAATTTCACCTTTTGTTCCACTAAAAACTTCATTAGTATTTGTTGCTTGTCTTAAAAATATAAATTTATCGCTACTATCTTGATATCCAAAAAATCCAACCCTTGAGGATCCGTCATTATATTTAAATTCAATACCTCGATCTTTACTATCATTTAGAGCTATTCCCGAACCACCAAGAGTAAAAATAGGATCATCAACAACAACAACAGTACTTTGTACCAATACTCCAGTTCCATTTATTAGTACGTTTCCTCCGACACTAAGATTGCCTGTTACACTAACATTTGGAGCATCAATAGTGACAGTTGATCCGCTACTAAATACTTTGTTTGTGGTAATATTTGTTGTGGATAAGATATCTGATGTGACGCTTGTTAATCCAGTAATTGTGTTGTTTAGACTAACACTAGGATTTCCAGCAACTCCATCGGCATCAGTTAATACAATATTATTGTTAGAAGTTGTGATAGCTCTATTATAAAAATTTCCAGCATTATCTCTAACCATAATACCAGTGCCGGTATAATTATGTAAATTAAGAGCTTGTCCGGACAGCGCTATCGTTAACGAATTGGCTCCAGATATAAATTGAATACCAGTACCAGCGAGTAAAGATGTATCAACACACGTTGCGACACCAGAACAGAAATCTGTAATATCTGAATATATATGCTTGTGTCCACTTAAACTAACTCCTGTAGCATATATTCCACCATCTCCTGTTGGTCCAACCTTTGGAATATTATCAAAATAAACATCTCCCTGAAATCTTGTTGGATTACCAGAATATGTTATTGATCCTTGGGCTAAGATTTCTGCAGCAATATTAATAGATATATCATTGACAGTTAATAAACCAGTGACTGTAAGATCATCGTCTACAGTAACCTCTCCACCAGAGCCACCACTAATTGTTAATCCTCCAGTAGCACTAATATTAGATATACCAGTTAAATTACTATTTAAAGATATTGTTGGATTTCCTGCAACACCATTAGCATTTGTTAATAATATGTTAGATCCACTAGCAAGTGTTCTCTCGTAAACATCAGAAGCTCCATTGTTAACTATAAAGCCCTGAGAAGATAAAGCTGCAATATCTCTTAATTTTTCATTTAGATTAATCGAATAGTATGAGCCAGAAGATGCGGAAACTAGTGTTGCTGATACTCCGCTTCCAGAGGGGACTATAATGCTATGAAAAGCATACTGATTAGTCCCACTAGGAACAATAATCATACCACTTCCTGCTCCTGGAACAGATCCTCCAGCTGAAGCTAAATTAGTCCAATGTGTAGTTCCATCTCCAATTTTGAATATCTTAGCTTCTGTATCATATCCAAGCTCTCCTTGGTATAAAATGCCATTGCCTAAACTATTAGCAGAACTGGCCCATTCAGCTGTGGTGCCTCTTCTTATTTGAATTCTTGTTTGAACTGGCATTTTGTATACTCCGGTTAGTTATGGTGTGCCACAATCAAAATCATAATCATAATCATCTAAAAATGCTCCCAAACCGCTAATTCCAATTCCGAATGGTACTCCAAAATCTATTCTTTGTATAGATAAATTACCAATAATTTTAGTCATAGGAATATCGTCTGGTAAATCACTAGCTAAAACTATAGCATTATTTGTTATTTCAACATTAAAAATATCATATCTTTCTACCTCAACAGAATCTGTTACAGTATCCAAGAAGCTCGTCTCTATTTGAATAGTATTAGTCACTGGCTCAGCAATTTCTATTATAAATTGTGAACTCATGGCGAACACTCTAATAGAGTTGCAGACTGACTAAATCTCTTAATTATTGTTATTGTTCCATATAATAAACGAATAATATATTTACCTCCTCCTCCACCATATAGATCATCTGGGGACTGAAGCTCCAGATCATATTTTGCTGTGTTAAAGATAAATTCATTTGTTTTACTAGCTGGAATCATTAATGTTAATTTACCAGCAACTTCATCTATTGTGAATTTATATACACCGTAGTCATCATTCTCTGTTGTGAAGACCTGGGTTATGTTGGTGTTGGTTTTCCATATGAGTCTAGCACACCAATTTGTTAAATTAATAGCATCTCCATTAGGGTCTTTATAGATTAATGATATTTTGAACGATGAACCTTGTTCGATAGCAAAGTCATATTTGCTTGCAGCCATAATTGGGCCCTATTATTGTAAATGGCCTAGTTAATTTTTATAAGCGCTTATATATATAAAATACACCAATGAAACACTATATAAAAAAAGAAGGACCGGGGATTTCTCCCCGATCCTATCTTCTTCTAACTAGTGCCAGTTATGATTAGAGAGCGCCTAATAGAACTCTACGGTTATCTAGAACAGCAAAGCCTTGCTCTGCCCAGCCGTAGAAACCAGCTCTCTTTTGACGATGTAGAGTATCGTCTTCGAAGATTTGAACTTCTTGACGAACTGGCATAATGAAACTATCTCTCTTGCGTAGATCGAGACCAACAACTAGTTCTACTTTCTGATTTGGACTAGATGGAAGAGTACCACTTAGTACATTACTATAGAATAGTTGATATTCTTGACCTTCTCCAAGTTCATCACGATCATGGAGATTAACGCCGAAGATACGGTTAACACTACCATCAGCAGCGGTATAGATCTCACGACGAGTAACCTCGTCAAGTTGATCAACACCCCAGTTGCGAATGTCTTCCATAGCTTCTGGAGAAACATAAAGATCTGTTAGTAGACCACGATTGTTACTAGCAGAGTTACCGCCACCGTTACGTCTCATAACAGTCTTCATAAGACTTACTAAACGCTTAGTGAACTGACCAGCAGAAGCATCGCTATCGTAAACTACGATATTGCGATCAACGCCAGCAGCAAGTAAAGTATGCCAGCCATCATCATTCATCTTCTTAACAAACGAAGCCTCTAGAACTTCCATTGCGCGACCAACAACATCCCAGCGAGCATCACGAGCATACTTTAAGAGATAGTCGATTGAGGAGCCGATGTCATAGGTTGGAACCATGACGTAATCGCCTTCAACGTGACGCTCTGGAATATATCCGTGGTTAGGAATGGTATAAGCAACGAAATTTCTTTCGGTACCAGGAGCAAGGAAGTCTAATGGAAATTCTGGGGTAGCACTTTGAGCTAATTGAATTGGCTCGAAAATACCATCAAGAATATCGCCATTTAGAATACCTTGACGAAGTGGTAACTCTAGTGCCTTTGCAAATTCAGCATTGGCCGCAAGAGCCTCTTCTTTCTTTAGTGAGCCAGAACGAACAAGAAGATCTGTTAGTTCTGGTGTTGGTTGAAATACTTTGGTGTTACCTGACATGTTTTTCTCCCTTATAGATTAAAGATTTACAGAGACTTTTGCGTAACCATCGGAGTCTTTGGCACTCAAAAACTGACCGATTTTAACAGCACCAGTTGCTTGAACAGAGCTAATATAGCCGCTTGCGGCAACATAAGCATCAGCACCAGCACTTGGAGTACCGCCGACTAAATTGGTTGTAACCTGACCATTGCGAAGTAAAGCGACCTTGCCGCCAACTTGTACTTCATCACGGTGCCAGTTGATGTGCTGTCTTGTTAGATCAAGACTAACAACATCATTTAATAGAATACCTACTGGCTTAGCGCCAGATGGACTTGATGCATAGCTTACTACAGCGTTAGCATCGTCCATAGAGACACCAACACCGCTACTGGTTGTTACAACAGTAGCAACACCACCGCGTTCAGCTGTTGATGTCATGAAAAATGAGATATCTGAAAGAAATTCGATACGATCTGGTTTAAGAGCCATTTTTATTCTCCCTTATTGAGTTTTTTACCGAGTCTAGCACAAACGAATTCTACTAATGCTGCGCGAGTTGATTCGATTTGAGAATCTTCATCGCTACTAACACTGAGATTGAGATCTGTATCAGCTTCTGCATTCTCTAGTGCTTCTTCTGTATTAACAACTTCAGAAGCTTTTGGTTTGGCTTCTTCATCTTTTTTCTTTTTCTCTAACCAAGGAGGCATTTTAGCAGCAAATAGAGTTGTCATTGCAGTAAAGGCTTCGTCATCTAATGACTCAAACTTATCTGCTGTAGCAGAAGCAGCTTCATTGTCTAACCCAGCCTCAATGAGAGAAGCCATTCTCTTCATTTTCTTCTCTTTCTTCATCATTTCTTGCTCTTTTTGCATATATCCTGCTATAACTTCGTTAGCTGAATCAAGTTCTGACTTGACCTTGCTCATTTCTTCGTCTTTCTTTTTCATTTCGTCTTCCATTTTCTTAGCAGCTAATTCTTTTTCTGAATTTGCTACTTCAATGGCAGCTTGAGCTTCAGTCAAAGCAACTTCTTGAGCCTTGATTGTGTTTTCTAATTCTACTGTTTTTTCTTTTAGTGCTGAGGCATCCGCGAATAATGCAACTTTTTCGGCAAGGTCAGCGATCTGTTGTTCTAGATTCATAGTATTATTCTCCACATTTGGATTGGACTGATTATTAAATACACCTGCATTTGTTAAATTGCTTGTTTTTTCTGTAATATTTTTATTGTTGTCATCAACGATCATATTTTTACTAAAAATGATACTGTCTGGATTGGCTGGTTTATTAACAAAGCCTTTGCCAGAAAATGTGATATTCCTTAATACTCTACCTATTTTATAGTTTTCGTGCTCTCCCATACCTCCATATGCTCTTAAAAATTTTGTTAAATAAGAGGTATCTTCATTTCTTTCTAAAACTTTATATGATCCTGAAGTTTTATCTATTATTCCATAATCAAAATTCTTAAAATAGCATTCCATACTAACAAATTTTTGTCCAGATTCTATTTCCTCTATAAGTTGTGCAGATCTGGCTTTGAGTTCTGGATTGGAAAAAGATTTGTAAATTACAGATCCTGTTAATATATGAAATTTTTCTGGTATATTTTCTAAAGGAGTATTTTCATCAATTAAAATTCCATCCTCTGTGATTGGCCAATTTGATGTTATATGACCGATAATAGTATTTTCATCATGCTCAAGATTTGTTGGCTTATCTTCTGGAGTATTTCTTGCTTCCCAAACTTCATTTTTATCAAATATGTCATCATTTTTATTCCAAGATGAACTAACTAAAATTGATTGAACATAATAAAGATCATTATCATTTATAGATGCAATACTTTTAATATGTTTAATTGTTGAGTCAGAATCGCATGGTTCTGCAACAGAAGCGTAGGAAATAGAAGCCGAGGTCTTTAATTTTTCTTCTAGGCCGTCTTCAATTTCTTGAGCAAAAATTTTCATGATAACCTCTTTTTATAGGATAGATTACTTCGAATACACCGAACAATAGAAAGAAGCTTTGGCTTGTTTAAGATCTTCAACGGACAATTCTTTATGCAGTTGATGTTTAAGGTTATTTAGCCAATTATTATATGTTGACATGACCGTGGTAAACTCTGGATTATTTATATTCGTGAATGCAGCAATTATTTTTTCTTCGGTAATAGAGGCAAATGGCTGAAAACTAAACAAAATTTTTGTTCTGATATTTTCTGCTTCCTCTATTTCAGCTTTAGATAAACTTCTTAAATTTTTCTTATTATAAAAATCTAATAATATTGGATTTAAAGTTTCACTAATTTTATCTTGAGCTTGATTAGTCCAAATCAAAAGACTTGCGCCTGTTTGTGGCGTAAATGTTTTTTGCTTTCGTTTCTGAGAGTCCCTTGATAGTTTGGGTCTTCCTTCTCCAGCTTCTTTTGGCAAAGATTCTGGCGAATCTTTTGCCAACTTTGTTGGATTCGTAGGTGTTTTCATTTCGAGGGCGGCTTTTTCTCCAGATTTCTTCTTTTCTAATTCAAGACCAACTTGACTAGGAGATACTGCTCCTGATTGTAATGCAATTTTCTTTAAAGAATTTTCAAACTGAGGATCATACCATGGACCAGCTTTTGGAACCATGCGTTCACTATCTCTTTCTTTATTTTCTCTATTGAGTCTACTCTTTTCCATTTCTGGATCAAATCCAAATCTTGTTTGCAATAATTCGTCACTAATTAAGTTTCTATCAGCTAATTGTACTAATAGTGCTTTCTCTGCGTCCTCATTGCTTAGGTCCATCCTATCAAATTCTATTTTTGCTGGATATCTAAATCCCATTGCTTTTTGAACTAATGCTATTTCTGCTTCCCAAAAAGAAATTAAAATATCTCTACCATATTGTAGTCTTTGTGTTAATGTCTTTAATGATATAAAGTTATTAGTTGTTCCAGAAGCACCAAATGTTCCTGTGAGAGTTGGAGGAATTCCTAGACCAGCGTATATACTATTTAAATGTGGAATATATTTTCCTTCACCAAGGAAATTATGTACATTAGTATTGCTTTCTATTAACTCTATGTCTGGCCCCCAAACAAGATCCATTGTTCCACCACCAACGTTATTTCCTAAAATTTGTGCTAGCTTGGCTGTTGCTGCTTTGGTGGGGGCAATTTTATGCTCTAAACTACCAAGCTTAAAGATTCTAATATTACTTATTGCACCATCTAGAGCTGCCATATCTGCTAGTTTTAGTTTTTCTATTACATTAATATCATCCATAATAGCATAAATCATTGGATAGGCCCATGGCTGCCAATCATCTTTTTTGTAATGAAACACTAATGTTTTATCTGGATCCAATGGATATGGTTTTTTGTTTTTTGCTGCTTCTATAATTTGAGTTGGCAAATTATTTACAATATTTCTATCAGCATCAGTTTTAGGAGAGTTAATTAATTTTCTTAACGTTGCTGGCAATAAGAGTTGATATTGTTTTCTCTGAACAAATGATGCTAATGGTCCTGAAGCAACCTCTACTACCAGAGGATCTAGAAAAGTATATCTCCAAGGAATTTCTCTTTTTTCAACTTTGATCTCTTCCATTTCTGTAATCTGTAAATCAGGAGATCCTAAACTCTTGTAAAGATTTTCTGTCACCTTTAAACTGATTTTTGCTGTTTGTTTATTGATAATAACATTGCCAGTTTTATATAGATTATTTAAAAATCTTTCGCTTCGATCTTTACCATTAACTTTTTTAAACCATCTTCTATAGAATCTTTCTATTCTTTTATTTTTATGAGAAAGTCTGATTCCTTGGACAGCAAAATCTCCCATGAGATCAATGATATTTTTAACTAAACCAACTCTTTGATAAATTTGTTCCGCTCTTGCTATAATTTCTTTTTGCTTTACAGGAACAGCTTCATCTGGTCTAAAATAATCATAGTCAGATTTTAAAAATCCTGGTCTTCCATCAGTATTTGTGGTCAAACCAGAATAGTCTCTAAATCTGGCGGTCATGCCAGCGGAACTTTTTTGTACTCCAGTAAATTCTGTTAAGGATTCAGAAGATGCTTTTAATGCTTCTCTTTTACTTGCTAAATCATCACCCCAAGCAACATATGCTTCTGCTCCTATCAAAGATGCGTCCTGAATAGCTTCGCTTTTTGGATATTTTTTAGCCATATTATTTAATTTGATTGTAATTCTAATGTAATATAATTAATGATATACACCTTATTTTCTTATACTACAATATATTGAATCATTAGCTCCAGATGTAAACCATTCCGGTCCTTTGTACATTTGACCATCTTGTTTGACCATATCTTTCATATTTCCTCCAACTATATCATAATTAATTGGCTGTAAAGTTCTGGTGATTTGTCTTGCTAGCATATTTGCTATTAATAATGAGCTATAACGGTCTTTTCTTAATCTACCCTTTTTACCATTTTGTAATTTTACTTCTGGAGTATCCCACCGATCTCTAGCATTTGGTCCTGTGCTAGTTTGTGTCATTACAATTGTGGTTAATTCATTTTTGAGTTCTTCTATTTCTAAAATACATTCGCTTAAACTATCATATAAATTTTCTAAGTTAGAACCCATGATATCCTTACCTTCTGCATCAAGCGCCAAACCGAGAGTTAAATTATCAAATCTGGGAAATAATAAAACTTTATCCTCTAAATCTTTTCTTAATCCATGGTTTGCTTGACTCGTCCAATCTGCCTTGGCAAACTGTACTAATTCAATGATATGTAAACCTTGTTGATCGTCTGTATCTTTTGGCTTGTCATAATCTATTACTGGCCATAGAAGATTTTCTCCTTCTTCTAGTTTTGATGGATCATGCAAAGCTTCTTCGATAGCAACTCCACCTCCCTGAGCATCCATACCAATTCTCTCGCATGGAAATATTTTCATTAAATTTCTAATTTTTCTAGCACAAAAACCATAAAAATCATGCTCTTGTACTAATCCAGTTTTTTGTCTTTCTTTAAAGTTATTTCTATTTGTTGTCCAACAATATACTATCCTTGTATGATCATGATGAGCCTCTAGTATAGTGATACTAAAATTATCTTGTTCGCTTGCAGGATCTATTCCATAGATATATTTATGGTTTAAGTTTCCTTTTACCATAGGATCAAATATAATATTTTTATCTCCAATATATATGGGTTTTGCTTCGCTAACAACACAGCTTTCTATTAAACTTCGTTTAAAGAATCCATCGCTATCTTTGGTAAAACAAGCAGCATACTCCATATTATATATGCCAGTATGTATTGTGGCTTTTGCTCTACTAACTTGTTTGTCATCCATAAAGCCTTTTGGAATAAGTTCATATGGTATTCGAATGATACTATAATCTTTCCAATTAAAATTTACAGGAATCTCTCCTTTAAACATTTCTTCGAGTTTTCTAGTATCTCCTTTACTTTCTATTATGGTATGATATCTGTTCCAATATTGGGCAAAATGCTTAAAACTATAATCAGCAGTTCCTGCTATAATAGCTTGATTGCCCATTTTTTTGTCTAACGATTCTAGATCTGCATTCCATATTCCATTTTCAATCATAGCTTGTTTTTTAGCTTGTTCTTTAACGTTCTGTATTGGATTGGCAGATACCGCAGCGAAACCAGAAACTACTGTCTCATAAATATCTGGAGATATAGATGCAAATTCGTCTGCAATGATAATATGTGCTCTTAGTCCTCTAATTTTACTACCATCGCCCATTGGAATTGCCATTGCCCAACTTTCACCAAGTCTTAATGTGCATCTATCAACATCTCGTCGTGGACCATCATCGTTTCCACTATATATGCTTCTTAATATGGGACTATTTCTCCAAATAGTTTCCATATATTCAAAAATAACTTTACTCTGTCTAAAAGCTGCTCCCACAATAACTATTTTGGTACCAGGAACAAAAATACATTTTAATACAGCATACAGGGATAACATGAAACTTTTACCAAAGCCTCGGCTAGCAATATACATAGGAAATGGTCTATCCCAGAATTCCTGTAAGATGGCTATTTGAATGGGATGTAATTCTATACCAAATAAAAGTTTACATGTGATGCCAAAGTATTGAGGATTTTTTATGATACGCATAAGATGTAGATCTGGATTTTCTATATCTTCTTTATCTCGATTGATCATAAGATTGCGATCAATGCTTAATAAAGAAAGGTCTCCTAGACCTAACCATGCGTCATCAAATATTTTCTGATTTGTTTGATTCTTCAATTTCATATACCTTTTTCATTAAAGACAAAGCTATTTTACTAGCATTTATAGCATTATCACAAAATAAAATTTTAATATTATTTTTAATTTGTAGTTCTAGTAAATTTTTTATAATAAAACCAGAAGAGATTTTAATCTTACTCCACATGTGTTTTGGAACATTGCTTCCCACAGGATATCGGTATATATCATTCAAATTAAATTCTAAAATAAGAAATGCATATTTATAGCTATTCATTCTTTCTATTACATCTTTAAATCTGCTTTCTGTAATATTATTAGCTATTTCGCTAACACTTTTTTTACGTTCTATGCATAAAATATTTTCGTATCCCTCAACACTGTAGTCTCCTGTGTCAAGTTTTTTATTTTCTGCTGTTGTTCTTTCAAAGATCCACGGCTGTTGTTCTCGTGTATCGATAATTACTTTGAATTTATTATAGTCTACCATTATTTTTAGCCACTATTTTATAGAATACAGATTCATATATGTCTTCCATACCCTTAATAAATTTATGATGTAATCTACACAATGTTATACCATTGTCTACTAAAAACCTTAAACCAGGGTATTCTGCCCAAGTTTTAATATGATGAGCATTTAATCCTGTCTTTTTAGTACACCCGGGCCACTGACAAGTATACTTATCTCTTGCGTAAACATTTTCTCTCCATTGTTTATATAATGGATCTTTATAATTTCTGAATGTCATGATCCACCATATCTTTAACTAACTGTGTGAAAGATATCTCTGGATACCAATCAAGATCGTTTTTTGCTTTGGTTGATACGCCCTTAAGATATTCTACTTCTGCTGGTCTATATAATTCAGGATCTATCTCAACATAATTTGTGGGATCTAATTCAGCATATTTAAATGCGGTATCCAAGAATTCTTGTACGCTCCATGTGTGTCCTGTGGCAATGACATAATCAGAAGGTTCTGACTGCTGTAGCATTAACCACATTGCTCTAACATAATCTTTAGCGTGTCCCCAGTCTCTTTGAGCATTAAGATTTCCAAGTTTGAGTTTTTCTGTTGTTTCTCCTCTTTTAACTTGACCAATATATTTAGTAATTTTACGAGTAACAAAGTTTTCTCCTCGTCGCGGACTTTCGTGATTAAATAGAATGCCACAACAACCAAATACTCCATAGCCAGAACGATATATTCGCACCATATTGTGCGCTGCTAGCTTTGCCACTCCATATGGACTCTGTGGCAACATTGGTGTGTTTTCGTCCTGATATTTACCCTTAAAATCAGTTGAGCTATAATTAAACCCAAACATCTCACTAGTACTTGCCTGATAAAATTTGGTTTTAAATGAATAATTTTTAATGGCTTCTAGGAGATTCACAACGCCAAGAGTGTCTATTTCAAAAGTTGTGGTGGGCTGTTTGAAACTGGTTGCCACATGACTCTGAGCAGCAAGATTATATAGTTCATCTGGTTTGTGTTCTGATAGGATATTGTTGATATTAGATGGATCTGTCAAATCAAATTCTTCTAAAATAAAATTTGGATTGTTGAGCAGATGAGATACTCTGTTTAGGGTGTTTGTGCTACTGCGGCGAAATAGGCCAACTACCTTATAATTTTTCTCTAATAAAAGATCGGCCAAATAACTTCCATCCTGTCCATTGATTCCTGTTATAATTGCTTTTTTCATGATTCTTCCTTTAGTACGCTTTCGGGTGTAAAAAATGGTCGGTCTACTGAATTGTCTGCATAATTATGATATTCTTCTAATTTATTTTTTGATCTTTCCGTGGCCAATTTAAGTATTTCCATTTCTCGTCCTTCTCTTTCTCTTACTTGTTCCTCCTCTAACATTCTAATTAGGCCAACCCACGAACTCTTTCCATCCTCTATTCTTTTGATTCTTTGCTCTCTTGTGGCTTTTAAATCCTTGCTAATTTTTTGTTGTTCGTTGAGCAGTTTGGTATACTCATTAGTATAATTAGCAATGCTATTTCGAGCAAAACTTAATTGGGTTTCCATATTCATCAATTTTGGAACATCTCTTTGATCTTCTGGCTTTTCATATTCTTTGTCTACTTCTCGTTGAAGTTTTTCTGTCATGGCTATGTGGCGCTTTCGTTCTTTCATGCTTCGGTTAATAAGAATATCTATGGTGATGAATTGTTTGATCTGTAATTCTTCAGCAGGAAGCACATCCTCTCTGAACTGTTTAATAAGACCAATCCATGTGTTCTCAAAGTATTCTAGTTCTCCGCTATCTTCATCAAACTGACGGGCGATTTCTGGCCAAAATGTTTTGCTATATAATTTGTATCGTAATGTTTCATTATCCTTTTTTTCATCATTGCTTAGATAAAGATTATTTTCTTCTATGTATCTCTTTACTGGAGCTTCGCTTCTGTTTAGTTGATCAGCAATATTTTCAATTGGTAAAGTATTAACATTATCACGAATAAATTTTTCTTCGTCTAAGCTTAATTGTCCTCGTTTTTTTGACATTGGTAATCTTTCAATAATGTTTCTATATGGATTTTTAGTTTATCTAATAGGGGCTTATTTACTTTTACTCCATGTTTCAATTTTAAATAAATTTCTCTATATTCTGTGCTAACTATATGTGAATCTAGAAAGTTTATTATTTCCTGGTTTTGCAGAAAAGTTGATGAGTCGTGTTTGTCTGCTATTGGGGTATCTTCGTTGTCAGCATCTTTATGAATGCTTTGGGGCCTCATAATATTTTTTTTATTTTCGTTTCTGTTTTTCCAATTTGAATATAATTCACAATCATTTTTATTATCATACTCTGAACACTGGCTTGCTCTGGACTTGTCAAATAGTGGACAGGTTAAGCACGGTTTATCTGGGCGCTGATAATTATTTCGTTTGTAATTAAATAATCTGTTACGAACGTGGGTCCAAAGAAAGTTTTCTAGTGGGCGTTTTTGATCATACTTCTGCAAACCCTCTATAGCAAATATAGCGGCTTGTTGCTTCATGTCCTCATATTCATGATATCCAAATTTAAATTTATATGCTAATCGTTTACTAATGTTGTCTAATACGTTCAAAAAATCTTGTTCAGTAACGCCATATTGTTCATAAATATTATTTTTCTGATTTTTCTTGGTCATCTAATAGTTCCGCTATAGATTTACCCTCTGGTAATTCTAAATCTTTTTGTATTTGTTCGTTTAAAGAGGCTTCTGCTTTGGTTTCTAGTACGCTATCAACAAATTGTGGATTTTGGTCGTTTATCATAATTGCCCTCTTGCTATTCTGGTCAACAATACTATAATAAACAGTTACACATTTTGTGCAATTTATGGAGGTTATAAAATGGCGAATTATAAGAAATGGCTTGATAGTGAACTAGAATTTATTAGAAACAATCAGGATCTAATGAATGATGAGGTTTTGGCCATAAAACTAAGTGAGATGACGGGTCAAAATATTACTCGAAGCATGATACGCCGTCAAAGGCGCAAGTTAGATATTAAGAAGAAACGAGGCAGACCACCAAAGATTAAGGTTGCTCAAACTTCTGGTGATATCAATGGTTAAGGCTTCATTATTTTGCGCTATTTTCATGGTAGCATACTGTGCAAATAGTTGTTTTGCTTGTGAATGGACATCTTGTCAAAAACCACAAGTTATTGTTGTTCAACCTCAGTGTGTGGTTGTGCAGGAAGTGCGGCCTCAAGTGGTTTATGTGCCTGTGGTAGTATATCAGCCACAACCGGTTGTGGTTTATTCTCAACCCGTGGCTACTTATCCTGTTTACGTTTATAATCCTTGGGTTCGATATCGCTACTAAAATAGTTTCGACCCTTGGTTCAAAAGGGGCGGGTGGCAACACTCGCCTCTTTTTTTATAAACTGGCCAATTTTTATATGGGGGTGCTTATTTTTTTTGGACCACCGGCCGCCCCGGCCGAAAACCCCCCTATTCGTGGGGGAAACAGAAAAACCCCCCTAGTTGGGGGAACGCTACATACCCCCCGCGAGAGGGGAGGGGAGACTCCCCCCAATAGAGGGAGAGGGAGATACCCCCCGACAGAGGGATCACAAGTGTACACTACCACGCCAGAGGGATCCTACCCCCCAATAGGAGGATGAACAAGCGTATACCCCCCAATAGGGGGATACAATCCCACAATGATACGATTCCCCCCTAACGAGGGAGAGTATCCTATGGATTACCTAATCCAATCTGGCAGCAAAACCTATGCCAAAAATCCAATCCTTACAATATCGAAAGAAAAAGATTTTCTCATTTTTTTTTCTTGCGTTGACGATACCATACTGTATAATCGGGGCATCACTACTACGAAAGGTTTTGACATGATCAAGTGTGCTGGTTACGATGTCGTCGGTGGTTCGATCCGTTGCACCTATAACGGCAAGCCCTACGCTGGCAAAGTGCTGTCGCAGCGTAAGACGGAAAAAGGCAATCTCCTCGTGGTCGAGACTGCCGATGGTGTCAAGTCTATCTATTGGGAAAAGTCTGTCGATTGCATCTTTCGGCCGCTCGTCCCCACCTTCCGCAGCACGGATGACGGCTACGACGCGGTGAAGGATCGCAGGGTCACACGCTACGGGATCCGGTGATCCCCCATCGGGGGGGGTAGACGGCAGGGTTCGGTGGTCTTTACAATCTAGTCTAACACAAAGAAAAGAGAAAGAAAATGGAAAAGACGCTCAACCAACTGAACAATATCAAGGCTCGCATCTGGCAAGATAACTCTCACGAAGTGTCGATCATCTACTATCCCCGTCTGAACCGCTTCGTGGCAAAGTGTGACGCTATCATGACAGAAAAGCGAATCACACTCAACACGGCCGAACGTGTTTTGAACGATATGTTCTACGATTATTGCGTGGAAAACGCGAGTTGGATGGGGGTTTCATGATCCCCCACTAGGGGGGATAGGTTGTACCAGCCAATCCGCCCGGGCAGCCGAACCCCCACCTATGGGGGATGTACTACCTAATGTAATCTTTTACGCGGAATAATATATTTTGGCATGGCATTTGCATATGCAAACCTTGTGCCAAATAAGATATTTCTAGCGATTATTTTTTCAGATTTTTTTTCTTTGACATTCAAGTATCGTAGGGTAAAATGCCGATATAACCTAGCAGGGAAAATGATCATGCGACGAAAAAAGCCGATTCCCGCGACGATCCGCGAACAAGTTATCGCCCGCGACAACGGCCGTTGCCGTGCTTGTGGTATCGGCGACCGCGATGCTCTACAGTGTGATCACATTGTGCCGGAAAGCAAGGGTGGTTCCGACAGTCTGGACAATCTGCAGGCTCTTTGTGGAGTGTGCAACAATCGGAAGCAAAATACCAGTGTCGGCGAGTTGTCGATCCTTCCGCCGCTGTCCATGGCCGACGGTTTCGGCAACCCTATCGAAGTCATGCATCGCCGGGAAGTTTTTGTGCGGATGCTCGACGATGCTCGCAAGGCCGAAATCCGTAGTCTGGCCGATATCGCGGCCACGATGCGAGCGGAAGGTGTTGACGGTTTCCGCATTCGGCAACATCTGGAAAAGATGGTCAAGGCCGGGACCGTGGAGCGTATCTTGAAAATGTCCCGCTAATGGGGGGTGTCCCAGCCAATCCGGCCGGGCAGCGCGACCCCCTCGCTATGGGGGTAAACAAATCCGATTTTTTTTGTTTGACAACTAAAGTTCACACTGTAGAATACCGATATAGAAAGTAAGGGAAAAACGAAAATGAAAAATCTGAAGATGGAAGCCGTGAAGGTGGGTTTCGTGCTGACGAAGGATGCTCGTGGATTCTACCACCTGTACGATGTGAAGATGGGTTACGATGTGCTCGTGACCGCGTTCCGGGATAGCGTAGTCCGGATGATTCAGGATGAAAAGGCGATGATGGAATACAACCGTCGGAATCGCTCCCCCGTTGTGGGGGCTTGACGGGGCCAAAAAAGTCTGGTACAATAGTCACAAGAGGAAAAAGACCATGCGAATCGGTGACAAGGTTTTCGTGCGGATTGCTCATATGTACGCCACGGGCGTGATCGTCCAGATGGATACCGATACCTATCTAGTCAGAGTTGGCGACGAGGAAATCGAAATCCCCCGTGCTGACTGCACTAGCGTAGATGCTCTGGACAAATGGCTTTCGGAACCCACCTAATAGTGGGGTTGACGGGGCGAAAAAAGTCTGGTACGATCCACTCAACACGAAAGGGAAAACATGATTCAGATTGGTGATAGAGTGTGTGCTGGTGGTCGAAACGATACCATCGCACGGGGAGTTGTGGTGGATATCATCCCCGGCAACGATTACCGACAGGCTATGTATCGGATTCGGTTTGACAGTACGGGTAAGGATATCGTGACTCTCACCCCCACGCCGAATGAGAGTTGGGTGGATGAGGGTATGGTGTATGGGCCTTTCATTGACCAAAATATCGGATGGGACAACTAACATGATGCTTCGCCACGTTACCGTCAACGAAATCGTTCACGCTATCCACGAAATGATGGGCGATGATTGCGAATACTCTATCACGCATAGTGGCCATGCCAAGATGGATCAGCCTTACAATGGTGGTTACTATGTTACCATCAACAATCACCCCGACCGCGTGTTGCTTTACTATGCCGATTCGTTCTATGATAAACTGAACGACTACTGTGCTATGGTGGAGCGAGGGGAATCGTACCCCGAATAGGGGGGTGGCCGGGGCGCCGCCTCGACGTAAACCCTTGTGCCATAAGGACTTGTGACGATTTTATTTTTTGTGGATTTTTTTTGTTGACAAGCCGATACTATACTGTAGAATACACTCACGAGAAAGAGAGGCTAGCGTGTTCGAAGTTGGCGACAAGGTTATCGTGAACAGTTACACCACTCCGAAAGAGGGGGTGATCGTGAAGTGGTACTACGACGAGGGAAACGTGTGGGTCGTTAGGGTGCAGGATCAGACGATATCGACTTTCTGCGATAGCGAACTGACCCCTGCCTGAGAGGGGGTTGACGCCGCGAAAAAGTTTCGGTAGAATACACTCACACGAAAGGGAAATCATGTATCTGACTTTCAATGATTGGATGGCTCTGGTGGCCTATCTGAGCGTTGCGGCTTGGATCACCTACGCTTTTAGCCAGTGTGTGAACGCTGGTATTTCTTTTTACGAGGAGAATCTCTGAAATGAATAGCCTTGATAAGATTCTGGCCGCGATGCGGAGTGGCAAGTATGGTAGCGTGATCGACCCGAAGGGTAACGCTCACGTTGGACTCATCAATGCTATCATGCGAGAGGATGGTAGCGGTAAAAACTGGATTGTAACTGTTACTAACAAAACTGTAAGTGAACGTGTGTTCATTCATGCCACCTGAAAGGGGGTGTGGGAGCTATCCCTCGAAAGGGGGGTAGCCCCCTATCTGCGGGGGTTGTACCGGCTATTCTAGCCGGATAACGATACCGACAGCCAGCGTAACTCGTTATGTGGCAAGGACTTAGGGCTAATCGCCGCGCCCGATTTTTGGCACGGTTTTTGCATTAGCAAATCGTGTGCCACAAAAAATACATTTTTTTTTCTTGCTATCTAAAGAATGCAGGGTATAATGTCGATAAGTGAGAGTGAAAGATGATGAATGATATCCTGATTGTGTCCGATTGCTGTGGGGCTGAAATGACCCCGATTCACGCCGAACACGGCGTTTGCCCTCAGTGTGGCGAACACTGTGGGGCCGATGTGCAAATCTGGCCGATCCCCGAATAAGGGGGGTTGCGGCGGCGGAAAAAGTTTCATATACTACCATCATCACCAAAAGGAAAAAGAAAATGGCTACCAAGTTCAAGATCATCGAAGATGCCAAGCGTCAGGCTCGTATGTGCTTTCTCGGCATCGCAATCCCTCACCAGCCCCGACTCGCAAACGGCGAGTATGGTCCGATCCGCAGCGAAAAGGTTCTCAAGTTCAATCGCAAGGCTCTCCGTCGCAAGGGGGGTGTGAAGGTTGAGAAGGCCGATCCCCGCATGGTGGGGGGTGAAGATACCATGATCGTGAAGGTGGGCAAGCCGGGTTCGCCGGAACGCAAGGCCGCACTGGCCGAGCAGTACGCCGCCATTTTGGCCGCTGGTGAGGAAGTCTCCCCCTTCGGCTGGAGGGGTTGACAATATCCCCTCTGTGTGGGGGTTGACAGCCGCCCGCCGCTGCGGCGTAAACCCTTTGGTATCAACACCTTAGAGCGAATAACAAAATCTTTTATTTTCTGGATTTTTGTTTGTTGACACGCCGATAATACTCTGTAGAATCAGAGCATCACCCCGGAGAAATGACCATGTTCAATGCCTTCGACGATGTGAATGCGATCCTGGCCGACCTTGCGGAGCAGGGTACGCTGGAGCCGATGGTTGAGCCGATTGACGAGCCGACTTGCGACCCGATGGATTGGGCCGAAGTCACGGGTCTGGCCGACGAGATGTACCCCGAGCCGGAAATGATGGTTGACGAGAACGGTGTTCCGTGGTATGTTTACTGAAAAGGAGAAAGTCATGAGTCACCCCGATCCCTGTTTCGATCCCGATAACTCTCACGAGGAGGATGGTATGGTCAGCAACTTCACGGATTACCACTACGATTACAGCGACGATTTCTACGGCGACGAGCCGGAAATGGACGATAACGATTTTTACGACGATTACGACGATAGCATGGACGGCGACCACGATTCCGCGATGGAATCCGCCGGTTGGGGGACCGACGAGGACTACGGTTACTACGGGGAGGATTTCTGATGAAATGTGCTGTTACAGTTACTGATACTTTCGGTGGTGAGGCTAACTATGGGTGGGTTAACTTTCACCAGTTCAATGTGACTGATGATGTTTCTCAGCGTACTATTGTGAGGAGGGCTAAGGCTCTCGCCAATATGACGGGAGTAAGGGCTGACACCTATGATTATGGGGATAGTATCACCATCAGGCCACGAGGATATGCTCAAGTAATCTTCGTGGATTTTGAGTGACGCTTGCCGCAAACCCTTTGTGCATAAGCACTTAGGGCGAGCGGGCGGGGCCGCGGAATCTTTTATTTTGTTGTTGACAGGTAAAGTTTTGGCCTGTAGAATACCGATATAAGTAGTAACACAAAAGGGAAAAGAAATGAATACTCTGTTCATGACCGGCGTTGGTTTGGTTTATAGTGCTGCCCTGTGCGTGATCGTGGTGTGCATGTGGGCTTTGGGATATGGTGAGCCTAACGTGTTGACGGGTGAGGGCGAAACGTATCTGGGTTGGTGGATGATGCTAGTAGGTACTTCAACCATCGCGTTCACGATCTGGGGAATCGTTTTCGATATCTGTGGAATGATCCAACATTTTTTCAAGAAAAACGCTTGACAGGCCGATGATATCCTGTAGACTTAGAGCATCATCCCAAAGGAAAAGAAAATGACTCACGCCGAAGCGACAAAGATGGTTTTGGGCAAGCGTAATCGCAGCCAGCGTAAGGTTGGAAATAATACCTACGCTTACATTGAACACGATGGCAGTGTGGCGATTGAACTCCACGGTACTAAGGTGGTGGTGATCTACCCTAACGGGCTTTATAAGTTGAATAGTGGGGGATATCGTACCAGTACCACTAAAAAGCGTATTAATCAGTATAGCCCTGTTAAAGTTTACCAGAAAAACTATACATGGTATGTTAATGCTGGAAACGAGCCAGAGTTTGAAGATAATATGCTGGTTACAAATGAATATCTTGTTATTCCTTAAAGAAAGGGGCCACGGATGGTCGATATAAACTGGGTACAGATTGGTGTGGGATTTATTGCTGGCATTGTTGGTTGTTACATTGTTTCTGATCTTGTTTTTCCAATAAAAAAGGATTAGTAAATGGATAAGATTGTTTTGGTTGTATCATTCGTGGCGGGTTGCGTTGCGGCATGGATCGTAAACTCTTGAGACATAAAGGGTTACGCTAAGGCGGCGCGCCCGCGAAATCTGTGCCAAATTTTTTCTAAAGTTAGTGTTGACAATGCGTCGATAATGTGTATAATCCGGCAAAGGAGATTGCTCATGACCACTGCTCAATGCCTTGCCGGAACGTCGTGGAGAGTATTCAAGCATGGCCGATTCGTTGGTTATGTGGTGGCTTTTAGTCGCTATGATGCTTGGCAAAAAGCAAAGGACAAGTATGGTAGCGATCTAAGGATTGAAGAAACGATTTTTGGTTGATTGGCCCCATCGTCTAGTGGCCTAGGACAACGGATTTTCGTTCCGTTTACCGGGGTTCGAATCCCCGTGGGGTCATTTTGTCCTGCCTAATCCTACGGATTTGGGCGGCGTGGGCGTAGTCAGCGAAAGTTTTTGGTGTTGACAAGCGGTCTTTAGCAGAGTAGAATGGTCTTACTAGGAGAAAAAGAGATGAAAGCCGTTGTGACCGAGCATGAGCAGATGATGATTGACATTATGAACTTTACGGCCACCGTGGTGCGTTTGACCGAAATGAGGGAGTATCCTGCCGAAATGAGGGCAGATGCTATTATGATTGCAGAACAACTTTTTCATAAGATGGTTATGGGAAAGATTGTGGAGAAGTGTGTGGAAAAGTCAACTCCGTCCACAAACTAAAACGGCTCGCTCTAAGTTGTTTAAACACAATGACTTAGGGCAAGCTGGCCGGCCGCCAAAATTTTTTATTTTCTGCTTGACGGGCTAAAGTTCCCGTGGTAGAATGTCGATAATAGAAGTAGAAGAAAGAGAGTGAAAAGATGAGCAATCCCTATTGGCCCTACTGGGTTAGCAACACCCTAAACTTTACCTATAATGGTAAGAATGTTTGGGGTACTATTTTGAAGTTTGGTAAGGATTGGATTACTTGCATCACAAAGGATGGTTATCGTACCTACAAGTGGAGCAAGATGACTCCTCCTACGCTGTACCAGTGCAGGGTGAGTGATTTGATCCTGAACTATGAGCGGTATGGAAATATGGACTTTGAATATCTGTATCGATATTATGGTCCGTCAACTCCCACGATTCAGTGGAAAGAAGATTGACAAGCGTGGTTTGGTGTGGTATACTCTAGAAAAGGTTTCATTTCAACGAAAGGGTTCTAAATGACTGATGTTTTTTCTTATGGTCTGTTTGCCGTTGGTGTGGTTGGTGTTGTTGTTGCTTTTGTGTTGTTTCATGTTTACTCTGGCGTGAACGCTAGTCTGAGTTCGGCTAGGGTTGGAGAAGTGTATAACTTTGAGTATCTCCAGCCTCACAAGGGTGATCCTGAGCGTTATATGGTCAAGGTGCGTGATGTTTGTACGCTGAATGATAATCAGATTAGTCGGCTGAATGCTACTAGCAACTACCGACGAAATGATAGTAAGTTCAAGCGTACTCATCACCTTATTACTGGTGAGAGTCCCGATGGTACTGTTCGCAACTTCTACGCAGAGCGCGTTGTGAACTGCCGTCGCCCCCTCTTGGGTGGGGCTCTGTTCAAGAGCGGTGTTGCGGCAATGATGTTCTAAGCCGTCTTCTCGCTAAAGCCTCTAACCCTAACCCTTTGGAAACAAAGGACTTAGGGCGAGGCCGCGGGCGGGCGGAATCTTTTATTTTCTCACGATCATGCTCTTGACAGGCCGATAATAGAGTGTAGAATGAAAGAGTAAGACAAAACAAACATCCGTGGGTCCATGCTGAGGGACTAGATTAGGATAAGCCATTACGATAAACCTACCGTCACATCGGGCTGTGGGTTGACAGCGGGCTTATACGCTGTATAGTAGTGCTAATCTATGTGGGATTGCATCCAGACCACGAGTAATACAATGAGTAGGCTAGTTGGATAAATAACGTATAAAAGAGCCAACTAGGAAAGCGCAGCACGGAAACGGCGAGAGCAGCCTAAACTCATTACAATACAACCAGTAACCGTTCCCAAGAGCCAGACAGCATGAGTCATGAACTATGCCTAGGAAGGATTTCCGTGGGCGGTTTCCTATGGTCCGTAACAGGGTAGCCACCAGGACAATAGAATCGGGGCGTAAAAGATTCGCTGGTTTTTTCCTATTGACTTGACGATAATACTAGAGTAGAATGGTAGCACAAGGAGAAAAGTTATGCTTGGCTTTCAGAGATTTGGTTTGAGTGATCGTGTTGAGCGTTGGGTTAGCCATGATGGTGGCACCGTGACTTTTAGTGGCACTACAAATAGCGGTAATAGTTTTTCTATTGTGACGTATCTTGACGAGGCTAATCGTTGGGCTAATGGTGGTTTGATTCAAGAATGCTTTCCGCATCTGACTGCGGAGCAGCGTGAGATTCTGATGACGGGTAACGATGATGAGGCTTGGAACAGGTTGTTTCCACCGGAGGAAGAATGACTAAAGAAGAAGCAATATTTAAGATTCTCAGGGTTCTAAAGAATGCCATGTTGATTATGAGTCCTGCTAAGAAAGAGGCATTGACTTTAGCAGAAGAGCATGGTATAACGGTAGCAGATTTGATTAGTGAATACGAAAAGATAGCAATGAGGGTATAATGGAGTGGATTAGTTTTCACGGGCCTCGTCGCCCAATCAACGGCCAAAAGATCATCTATTATGGTGAGGCTATTGGTGTGTGGCGTGGGGTTTATAAGATAAACTATGAGGATAAGTTTTGTATTCATAATATCTATTGTGGGGAATCTTGGGGAAATGTAGATTATATGGATGCTCCGTGGTGGATGCCCGACGAGGGACAGGACAAGCCGCAACCGCCTAGCGAACCATATCCAAAGGATTATCCGTGGTCGCCATAAAGCCTTGCTAGTAAATAACTTACAGCGAGGCCGCGGGCGCGAATGCCGTGCCAAAACTTTTTTAAAGAAAGCCTCTTGACAGGCCGATAATAGATGGTAGACTTAGCATCACAAGGAGAAGGGTTATGCATCTGGTGTTGATGGTGACGGGAGACAGGGTGATCCATGTCAAGGCGTTCCGCAACTTCGATCTAGCCACGTTCCATGCCGACGCACTGGTAATGGATCAGATCGGCGTGAACAACGATATGCCGGATTGGGAAGATGGTCCCTATCGCACCGTGTTCACCGCACCAAACGGCATTTCGATAATGATCGAGCCGTGCGACGAGCCGGAACAGGTGGACGAAAGGTTTCAGTGTCACAAATACGGAGTGAACGTCGAATGATTACCGTTGGAAGTCGGATTCGTTGGAACGGCATTATCGGCCATGAGGGAACCGTAGTGCAACTGATCGGGCGTTGGGCCGCGTGGGTCGAATACGATGACGGGACCGAGAAGGATGCTCGTCTGGCAGAACTCAAGGAGATCACAAATGATGCAAATAATCTGGACTGATGCGACCGACGAGCAGTTTCAGCAGGACTACCCTGCTCTGCTCAAGGCCCACAAGCGAGCGATGAAAGAGGAGTTGACTTGGAGTATGTTTGGTGGTACGATTACCATCAATGAGCATCGGTATCAAGTAGTGGAGGAGAAGCGATGAGCAATGGCAAGTGGGTTCGGAGCGATTTTGAGGAGGAGGGCGAGACGCTGTTTTTCTTCCATCCGGCCGATGGCGGCGGTGGTCAGGCGTGGATCGCACTGGGCGAGGATGGTACGGTGGAGTTTCTCGGTGACCACAGGGTGGTGATCCAGAAAGTCGGAGCGGCCAGAGAGAGAGTATCCATACAGAACTCTGCCGATCTAGTGATCTGACGCAAAGCCTTGCTCCTAAAGCACTTAGGGCGAGGCCGCGGGCACGTTTTGTGCCAAAGATTTTTTAAAGAGATGCTTGACGAATGCCCGATAATAGAGTATACTTAGAGAGACAAGTGGGTGGGCCGTTGGCAGAATGATATCAAAGAAGCCACGGTTAAATGGCGGTCGAGTATGGCTCAACCCAACGCTTGTTTTTCCTAATCCTTCGGATTTGGCTGGGGTGGCTGTAGTCAGCGAAAGATTAAAGGTCTTGACAACCATTGGTCGATAAGGTATACTATGAGCATGAAACAGAAACCAATGTACGGTGAGGTGCGATTCCATCTTGGTGGTGGAAAGCATTTTATGCACTGGCAAATCAAGGTTATGCAGGGTAGTAAGAAGGTCGATGAGTATTATTATGACCCTAATGAATATCAGTTGGAAATGAGGGGTTGTAGACTTCGCAATCGGCCCAATAAAGCCAAGCAAGTATTTGAGAGTGGTGTGCATGATGTGAGTGGGTGGGTAAAGTGCCAAGAGGTTATGCTTCGCAAGGATTTTTATCCGATTTTGCCTGTTGACAACCTTGAGAAGTTATACTATAATCCCATTCGTGATCCATACTGGCGTCGTGAGAGTGATAGTAATGAGTTTGTGTGGGATGAGACTGAATACGCAACACTGATTACTAACGGTAAACAAGTCTACATTTTAGAGGAAAGAGAATGATCAAGGTTGATTTGACTGTGCGTGAGGCTGTTCTGTTCGCTAACCAGTGCGACAACTACGGTGGTGATGAGGGCAGAAGCCTTCGTGATCGCATCATCAACGCTATCGAAGTGGCGTTGGGTGTGAACCAGAACAAGATCGTTACCATTACCGGCGGCTTGAGCCTTGATAACAGAATCAAGTGCATCAAGGCTATTCGTATCCATACTGGCTGGGGACTGAGGGAAGCCAAGGAATGGACCGACTATCTGGTTGGCGGTTGGAAGTATGATAAGTTTGTTCCGGCTAAGGTTGGAGCAAAGCACAGCATCTCTCTTGCAACTCCCGAAGCGGCTGAGAATCTGCTGCGAGAACTGGTCGATTTGGGTTGTGAGGGTTATCTCTCTTGACCTAAAGCCTTGCTGCTAAACAACTTAGGGCAAGGCGGCGGGCGCGAATACCGTGCCAAACTTTTTCTAAAGAAAACCGCTTGACAGTGCCGATAATCTAGTGTAGAATCACGAGACACGCTAGGAGAGAATCATGAAAGTTGCAAACGGTAATGACAAGTTGGGCAAGGGTTGTTTGGTCGTTTCTAGGCCAGTTGGCGATACTTGTCCGTCAACGTGTGAGTTTCTCGGTAACGGTTGTTATGCCGAGCAGACTGAGAAAATGTATCCTAATGTTCGTCCTGCTGGTATGCAAAACGTCATTACTGAGCGTGGACGTATTCGCTCCATGATTCTGGACGCTATTCGTCAAGGTAAGAGTATTCGTTGGCATGAGCGTGGCGATTGGTTTCTCAATGGCGAACTAGACACCGACTACGTTGACAATGTAGTGTGGGCTTGCGAGAGTATTCTTGCCGATGGTGCTACGCTTCCCGATATGTGGTTTTATACCCATATCTATGATCCTCGCCTTAGCATGATGGATAAGTATATGGCAGTCTATGCCAGTGTGCATAATGCTAATGACAAGGCTACGGCATCGCTGGCGGGTTTCAAACTGTTCGCGTGGTGCGATAGTGACGAAAAGATTGCCAAAAAGCGTCCCAAGCGTAAAGCCGCTGCGGAAGTGTGGCGTAAGAGTCTGCCTAAACTGGTAATCATCGACGGAGAGAAGTTTGTGACTTGTCCCGAAATCCGCCGTGGTCGTGGCGTTGTGACTTGCACTCCGACTAAGGGTAGTGTAGACTGTAACTTGTGTGTTCGCGGTTTGGCTAACGTGTTGTTTCCCTCTCACTAGGAGTTGTAATGAAAAGTTTTACTCACGAATGTCTGGCCTTGAAGGATGTGTGCGATCATAATAAGTTAGACTATGACGATGTAATGGACGCTATTTCTAATAGTGATATAAGTTTTGGTACTAATGCCGACACACTTATTCATGGTTACTGGCTAAATGCTCTGCTGGATATTGACGAGGATTTGGATTTTGGCGATTTTGACGACGATATTCTTATTAGCCTTGGGAGTTGACCATGGGTAAGTTTTATATCAAATCTGGCACACTAGAAGTTACACTAAGTAAAAGAGATGCTCTTGAGGCTGCGATTAGTGGATTGTTATTGACTAATAAGTTTGATACTATCGACGAGTATTTCTATGTTGATGAACGTGGCTATAGGGATTATGTTAGTGCTGATCCACAAACTAATGTGATCGCTACTAAAAGTATTGTAAGGGCTGCGGGTTGGGAACTATCTAGGGGCGACGAAGAATAGGCGAGGGCGGCCGGCCGCCTTGACGTAAACCCTTGCTACACAACAACTTACAGCAAATCAAAAAAAGATTCATGAAGCGGTGTTGACAGTGCCGATAACAGTGGTATACTGATAGCATCACACGACAAGACGCTAACCAACCGCAACGCCAAAAAGTTCGGTCTAGCACTTGACAAGTGATGATGGTTTGGGTATCATTACTTTACTTGGTTCGATTACACTTTTTGGAGTTTTTATCATGCAGAAGTTTTCTTTCAATGTTGACGTTGTTGCCGATGCTCTCGACCGCGAAGTTGTGACTGAGGCTATTCGTGAGTGTCTGGCCGATACGCTTCCCGGTGACGTTCACGCGAGCGTCAAGGCTGGAGAAGTCAAGGCGTTTTCGGAGCAGGGTTACAAGGTTTGGCGTGCCAGGGTGACCGGCGTGACTGCGGATGCTGCGGGTGATTCCGCGAATCCGAAAAAGTCTAAGCGTGAGACTGCGGAGGCTACCGCTTGACAAAACTGGACTATGCCAGTATAAACAGGTTTTAGGCATAGTGCGGCGGGTTTCGACCCGCGTAATAAGAAAGAGAGAATATTATGAAGTTTACAGTTGAGATTACAGATAATCAAGATTTTGATAAGAGCGAGTTTGTTCGATGGTTGAATGACCAGTTGAATCTTGCAAATGATGCTACTGGAACCGAAACCAAGGCTACGCTTATCGAAAGTTGAATATCACTGGACTATGCCAGTATAAATAGATTTTAGGCATAGTGCGGCGGGGTAACTCCCGCGTAATAGGTAAGATGGCTCGTTGCAAGGCCAAAGGTGCAACCTAAAGGGGTCTAACCAACCAGATAAGTGGATGGTAACCACGAAGTTGTCTACCCTTTAGAGATTATTACTATATAAGATAGTAAGATGACAACACTATCGAACCGCATAGCCTCGGTGGGACGCCACCGGGGCTTGCGGCGTTGACGGCCCCATAGTTAAATGGATATAACAAGTGCCTTCTAAGCACTGGTTAGAGGTTCGATTCCTCTTGGGGCTATTCCTAAACCTTTGGCCATAAAGGACTTAGGGCAAATCCGCGGGCGGCGAATACCATGCCAAAGATTTTTTAAAGTGATGTCTACAGAATGTCGATACTAGGGTATGGGAACGAAGCGGCTCTTGACAAAGGGAAACGGTATGGTACAATGGATTCCAATAGTTTTGGCATTATTGGGTTTTGTTTATAATGGGTATAAGGATTATTCAAACGGTCAACTCAAACCCTTGACAAATCAAACCGATAGTGTAAAAACTAACTATCCGATTCAGTATTGTTTGATGGCTTACGATCCTAACACAAATAAGGTTTATTACCAACACGAAAATGGTACATGGTATGATTACCCTCCACAACAACGACGATATGAGGCCACGCCGCAACGTAATCAAAATCAAGAAGGTTATGCCGTGGGAAATGCGTCAGGGACACAGGGAACACAAAACGGATACTACGTTCGACAATCGCCCCAAGCGACAGCGTACCCGCAAGGCCGTTGACAAACAGTGGCGTCGTGAGTATGATATGTAGACTCCGGGGTAGTGTAACGGTAGCACCAGAGATTTTGGTTCTCTTTGTCTGGGTTCGAATCCTAGCCCCGGAACTTATTGGCTCGTAGCTCAATGGTCGAGCTGGCGGCTGTTAACCGCCCGGTTGTAGGTTCGAGTCCTACCGAGCCAGTTAGATTAAAGTTTACTCTTGACAACGCCGATAACTATAGTATAATCACAACACGGGGCGGAAGGTAAGCCGGTTGCATCCGACACTCTTATAAGGTGTTCATAGGTAGGTTCGACTCCTACTCGCCCTACTCGGAGGCTGACGCTTGACAACAGGTTGAGGCTCCTGTATAATCAGTCTCACATGGGCCTCTAACTCAACTGGTTAGAGTAGCGGTCTTTTAAACCGTAAGTTCCGGGTTCGAGTCCCGGGAGGCCCACTTGACAGTTTGACCGGTTTGGTGTAGAATAGAAGCAAAGAAGGAGAGACTTATGCTTTATTATGATGATCGTGATTATCTTGATTACAACAACATTGATGAGTTGTATGACGATGAATACGTTTTTTGTGAAAACGAACAAGATTCCCAGGATTCGTGGGAATATAACTATCATAATCTAACCGACGAACTAGTGGACGATTAACTTCTCTGCAACAGACGCAACTTGGTGGGACAAGTATTCTATTATCTCTCTTTCTATTAGATGGTTCGAATCCATCCGTCTGTTTTCACTATGAACGTATTAAACAATACTATCGACGATATTCGTAAAACTTTAGATGGAAAAATCATTCAAGGTGCTAGTCATACTTGCCATGTTCTAAACCATAAGGTTAGAAATAAGATTATTATCAAGGCTGTATGCGATTTGAGAAAGATATCTGAAGATTTTGATAGTATTGCTTGCTGCGGGACTAGTGGCCTTATGGTTGTTCCGCAAGTTGCTGAACTACTGAATAAGCATATTATTGTTATTCGTAAAAAAAATGACAAATGTTATTCGGACTTTACCATAGAGGGAGTAGCACCATTTAGGTACATTATCCTTGACGATCTTATATGTAGTGGTAATACTGTGCGGCATATACAACGGAGTATCTCTGATGAACATGAGAGGGCAAGGTGTGTAGGACTATATTGTTATATACCAGAAGAATGTGCCTATAATACCGAAACAGTAAAACTCTTTGAAAGAGATTTTAATCTGCCTTTCCTAAATCCTTGCAAGCCAAGGGTTTAGGATCGAGGCGGCGGGCCCGCTCGACGCAAACCCTTACAGCACAACGACTTAGAGCAAAAAAGATTTTCGCAAGTTTTGACTCTTGACAAGCCGATACCATAGTGTAGAATCAGCGTATCAGAACGAGAATCACAACCACGAAGGAGTTAGATATGCCCGCTGCTGTTGAACAGATGATGTTTGTTGGTACCACCCCTTGGCATGGCCTTGGCAACAAGGTCGAAGCCGATATCGGTATTGAGGACGCGATTGTGTCCGCTGGTCTGGATTGGGAAGTGGGTCTGAAGGACTTGCAGACCGTTGACGGTGTTCCGGTCAACCATCGTGCCACCTATCGCAAGAGCGACGGTAGCATCCTTGGCGTTGTTGGGCCGCGTTATACTCCGCTCCAGAATCGTGAGGCGTTTGATTGGTTCCAGCCGTTTCTCGATGCTGGCGAGTGTGGAATCCATACTGCCGGATCGCTCCATAGCGGTCAAAAGGTTTGGGTGCTTGCTCAACTCAACCGCGACAATAGCGAGATTGTTCCGGGTGATGAAGTGTGCAAGTTCATTCTGCTCAGCAACTCGCACGATGGCACAACCGCCATTCGCGTGGGCTATACCCCCATTCGGGTGGTCTGTGTGAATACGCTCGCGTTTGCTCACAGTCACGCGGACAGCAAACTGATTCGTATTCGTCACACTCGTTCCAGCAAGAATAATCTGGAACAGGTTCGTGATATCATGGACAATATCAATGCTGGGTTTGAGGCTACTGCGGAACAGTACCGATTCCTCGCGTCGAAGAACTTCAATCAGGCCGATATTCGTCGGTATGTGAAAGTGATGCTGGGCATCGAAGGTACTGCGGATGGCGATATTAAGACTCGTACCCGCAATATCATGGACGAGATTCTGGCTCTCGTTGAGGGTCCGAAGCAGAGTGCAACCAATGTTCGGGGTACTTGGTGGGCCGCTTATAACGGCTTCAACGAATATCTGAACTACAACAAGGGTCGCACCGAGGATAACCGCCTCGACTCTCTGTGGTTCGGTGTTAATGCTAACGACAACAATAAGGCTCTGGCAAAGGCTCTGGATTTTGCCAACGCCATCTAGTCCTTTCGTGGGGTGCGTGATGGAGCGGGGCCGCCGTAGGGACAGTGGGAATAACCTGCGGCGGTCCTTGCTCTTTTCCTAAGTGCTTGACAGCAAAGGACTTAGAGCAAACCGGCCCGCGAATTTCGTCCTAAGTTAAGTGATACCAACGGTTTATGTCAAAGAATCTGTTACATCCTCATGGACGAGCCGCCTGATTGACGATACAATGGATGTAAGTGCTTGGTACTGTTGGGTTTAGGGCAAAAATCTATTGTGGATTATAAAATGATTTTGTCCTATGAAAACCACCGGATTTGCCGAATATGCCAACAGTCAGCAAGCGGATAGTAATAGTCAGACTGAACACAAGTCTATGAATACCAAGGACTTGTGACGATTGTTACTGTGTGGTATACTGGTATTGTAAAGACGCATGTAAGGCACAAAAATATTTAGATTGTATTACCTAATCTTTCAGATTTGCTGCCGTTGCTGGTAGTCAGCGAAAATGTATGGTCCTTATGCAGAGATAATAATTATGTTAAATCCAATAAATATCCTAATAGTTTCATCGGCTCTTTCAGTATCTTACAACATAGATTCTGAACCATATTACTTGTGTGATGATTATAGTAATGAGGCTAGAGAATATATGATGACTATTTGTGCGCCGCCCAAAATGGATTGTGATATATTATACGATCTTATCTTGGATGAACTTGGTGATAGTCAGTAGTGTGATGTACCCTATAGTAGTCAGGTGGAATTTGTGGTCAACCTAGAATTTCTTATTCCCCTTGTTAGAAGTACTATAGTCTTTCTTACTACTAGTTATGCAGGAGAGTAGTAATAGAGATTATTGTTATTCAAACTCAAACTATTAACAAACCGGCTGCATAATACATAGAGTCTTGGAATTTGTATGTCAAGGTAAGAATTTTTTATGACCATCTCTTATTAAGAAAGTGGCCTAAGAAACCAGAGGCTGACACAATCTGGCCTCGTTGTTACTATGGTACTGAGAGTGTGATGACCTCAAAAAAAGAAAGTTGGATATGTACGCTTTATTGGTAATAATTGGAATACTAGGCTGTTTGGACGGAATGAAAAGAATTTAATTTTAACTTAGGAGATTATTTATGAAGAATCTTATGCTAGCAATTGTTGTATCAGCAATTTCATCCTCGGTTGTTTTTGCTGACTGCACAAACGGAACCTGTTCAAGAACACCAGTTCGTTCTGCCGCATCTGTTGTTGCACGAACCACTGGAGCGATTGTAACAGCACCGTTTAAAGTTGTCAACAAGGTGGCACAGAATTCTAAATCAAGGAGGGTTGCACGATACAATGCTCGTCATTGTCAGTGAATTAATTTCCTGAAATAATCGGGGTGGAGAAATGGCAGAGAGGTCTAATGCAACGGTTTACTAAACCGTCAAGGGTTAAAATCCTTCATAGGTTCGAATCCTATTTTCTCCGTTTGTATTATCTAATCTAACAAAGTTGCGGACATGAAGACAGTCAGTCAATTGTCCCAGCATAACTAACAAGTTTGGTTTTTGTGGTTGTAGTCAGCAAAAGTGTATGTTATATTATAGGTTGAATAAAAATTTGGAAGCGGAAAAATTAATTAGAGATATTCAGAAACTAATACAGCAACAAGATTCTGCGGACAACAGAAACAAGGTGCTAATAGTATCAATATCAAATATAATTGATCACACAGGAGATAGTCCTTTACCAAAACTAGAATACAAACATGATAATTAATGAACTAGGAATTATGCAAGATTACGGCCTACTAATAATGTATGTTCTTACTATGGGCCAAGCATCTTTTGTTTCATATCTGCATCATGTTTATGGTTATCCATATGAGTGATCAAGAAATTTTAGTCTGGACTTTTTTGGGAACCCTTTACCTTTTCTGCACAATAGTATCCTTTTTTATAATCAGGGCCGAAAAATGAAAAACGATGAATTTCATGTTCCTTTTATCAAAAGTCTCGTAGTAGTTGCATTAGTCACTGTTTTTACCATGACTTTCGCACATTTTTATATTCCTAAACTCTATCAGTCATACCAATACTCCCAGGAATATACAGGATCACCATCGTACAATACTGCAAAAGCAGGGGAATAATAGTTTATACGATCAGTTTGACAAAAAAATCGAGCAATTTTTACTTATTGAATATGGCCGTGGTAGAAATGGATTAAAGGCCACTATAGGAAATGGCCGATAAACCCTATTGACAAGCGTTTGGTTCTGTGGTATACTCGCTACTAGTGGTAATGGTAGTTTTCTTAATATTTAACGGGGAAAATGAACTTTTATGTATAGGACAGTTTTGCTAACCGATAAGGAAATTTGTCTCCTGAAAAGAATTATTGGTGATACTTTGCACGAAAAACTTGTGTCAGAAGCCAAAAATTTGACCATTATTCATAACCGTCTAAGAGAAATCAAGCCCCTAGTTTCTAATAATCAATTCTTTAATTATGGTAAATAGGGATGAAATGGGCAAGAAATCAAAACAATCAAACCTTAATGGGTTCTTAACCCGCAAATTGGAGAATAACTAATGAATAATCCACTAATCAAAAAAGACTTTTATAAAACCGATGTTTTCAAATTTCATTTGGAGAGAGTTAATGGTCTATTTGATCTGACTATTAATAATACTATCTCTTGGGATTGGATGAGGATGAAATTTAGTAAGAATGAACTAAGGGGTTTGGCCGATTTTATTAATAACTACTTGGAGAATAACTAATGAGTAATTACTGGATTGAAAAAACCGGCATTTTTCCAGAAGATTCATCTAAACATGATGAGAATTATGATCGTCTTATGAAGAATTTGTTTGGTCGTGAATTTGGTAAGTTTTTGGCAGAAATAGGACTTAATAGAGAAAGTTCTATCAAATTTCTTATTGATGCTTTAACTTATGTTAATGACCAAAGTAACGAATTTAATATCTAATTGGAGAATAACTAATGGAAAAACTTTCTTATACTGGCAAACAGTTTATCTTTCATATCTTTAAGACTGAGGATAATAATGTTGAAATTAGTTTGAGTAGTCATTATGTTAATCCTCCAATTAGTAGGAAAGAACTGTGGGAATTAGCCAAATTTATTGATTCTTTTATTGAGAGTGGAGAATGAAATATACTGATCCTCCTTATAGTTGTGATTATCTTAATTTCTTTATTGAGAAAAGAATAAAGCCAATCATTAATCAAAAGAGTAAAGAATACGTTGTTGCTTTTCATCCTAGAAATGGATTCTTTGAAGAACCGCCAGTGTCTAGGGAAGATTTGAAGGGGTTGGCCGATTTTATTAATAAGTATTTGGAGAATAAATAATGAATCTCCTACAACAAGCCACTAAAACTTGGATAGAATGTGTCCAGAAATATTATGAGAATACTCCAAAGAATGAATTGACCCAAATATATTTTCGGGGATATTTCAGTGGGTGGAGTGAGCGAGAGATTTTAGGATTGGCCGAAAAACTCCTAAAGAATGAAACAGACTATCCTTTATACAGAGAAGTAGAATAAATAATGAATTCACTAAAACTTGATCCGCCGATATTCTTGGTTATAATCGTAATCTGTTTTCTAATTATATTTGGCTTTCCATTTGCTCAGATTTGGGCAGTTAATACTCTATTTAAGACCGGTATAGAATATTCGCTACTTAATTGGGCCGCTGTAATGGTTCTTAATAGTGGAATTAGTGTGGTTTCTTATAAGGGAAAGTAATGCAAGTACATATTAAAAAAGAACTAGAAACTCTTGATCGTAATGATTTTGATCGAACAAACATTCTCGTTACCCAAATTATGGAAGATATTAAAGAAACTATGGGGAATGATTATGAAATGGGAATGGGTTTAATTGAGGATTATTTGTTTGATCTAATTAATTCTGATTTTTTAGATTTTGATAAGGAAGATAATTCATGATTGATCCACTGATTTATACTCTTGATAACGGCTTAACTTATCAGATGGAATTTAATAAAACAAAAGATCATATTAATTTTGAACATTACAAGACTGTTAAGTATCTGACCATAAATGATTTGATGAAGTTACGAGATAAAATAGATAAGATCACTGTTAAGTTTAAGAATCCAAATGACTAAAGAAGAAAAGTTCGCACTATCTTGGTGTTACAGTAGATCTATGGATTATGTTGAAGAACACAGTCCAAATAAAAACCCTTACGAACATTATACTGGATCACTTGATCTTATAGTTGATGGCGTGAATATTAGTCAAACAATTAAGGAACTTTTAAAAGGAGATGATGATGAGTCTGAGCGTTATTGAGCAGAATAAGAAGTTTGTGGTGGCTGAAAATGGTAAGCCAATTAATTTGCCAAAGAGTGACGGTCAAAGTATTGTGACCGAATTTGATCGAAGGGAAGATGCTGAAAAGTATATGGGTATTCTGTCTCATCTTAAAA